ATGGTGGCCTTGATCATTGCGTGGAGCACGACGGGTCCGCAGTGGCCGGGGATCTACGCCGCTGATGCGGAGACGGTCCGGCGCACGGGCATCATCCGGCGGCACTGGCCGCTGCCAGGGCCTCCGGTCGCTCCCGTCGGGGCGGACGTCTGGCTGCTGATCGCGCACGGAGGACCCGCTATGCAGGGCATCGCGGGTCACGGCGTCGTCGCAGGCGTTTCTCCGGGGACGTCCGATGGACAGGGTATCGACGTCGACTTCGATCTCCTGGTGCAACACGGCGACCAGATTCCTTCGTCACTCCTCGAGAACACGGTGCAGGGCTTTCTCACATCGGCGGCCGCGTCCGGACTGTTGGACGACCGGCAGGCTGCAGGCCTGAGGAGCCTGTGGGCTGCGTCGGTCGTCCCGGCCCAGGGGGCAGTGCATCCGCCGCCGGGTGTCCTGCCGCTGCACCTCACCCGCCGCCTGATCGTGGATCGTTCCGAGTACGACGACGACCTGCGGCGCACTGCCCTCGCCCATCGGGGCTCGGCCTGTCATGCCTGTGGGCTCGACATGGAGTCGACGTACGGGGAGCACGGGCGGGACCTCGTCGCACTCCACCACACCACTCCCCTGGCGCATCTGACGGACCGGTATGACGTGGACCCGACAGCGGACCTGGTGCCCCTGTGCCCGAACTGCCACGTTGTCGCCCACAGCCGATGGCCGGTGTCCTATGGCGTGGAGGAACTCCGGACGATGCTTCGCAGCGGAGGCCACCTGCGCGGCGAGATCGTGACCGATGAGCAGCTCGCCGCAGAGGCCGCCGCTGAACGACTGCTGCGGGCGGACGGGACCCCTGGGACGTAGCTCAGGCGGTGGCCCCTCAGCCGGGACCACGCCCTTGCTGGCGGCCCTGCGGACACACCGCCAGCGGGCACCGCTCATTCGGCATCAGGCGTCGATCGCCGATTCGTGGCGGCTGCGCCGGCAGCGATCATCTGATCGAGGGGGTCGCCGTCGGGCGCGCGGCGACATTCGTCGCGGGCAACAAAAAACCGCCGGACTCAAGGGATTACCCTCGAGTTCCAGCGGTTCGTCGTGGAGCTAAGGGGATTCGAACCCCTTTCTGAGCGGTGCGTTTGGGCGTGTCCCCCGCCATTCCGCGGCAGGAAGGGGGCCGACGAGAAGCTATGAGGTGCCATAGACCCTCATCCTGCTCACATTGTGAGCAGGCCTGTCAGCACGCTTCTTCCTTGCGGATGAGGTTGCGGATGAACAGGATCTCGTTCGGTGTCAGAGTCGAGATGTACGTGTCGACGTCGGACGGCATGACACCGAGGATCTGGGCGATGCCTGTCTGGTGCTCGGACACCCGGAGGGCGTCGATAAACGCCGATGGCCTGATGAGCCGGCGGACCGCCCACACGGACGCTTGTCTCTCCTGCCGTGGTGTTGTGCCGCGGTGCATGTGCCAGGCGTGGCCGAGCTCGTGGGCTAGCGTCGAGTCGTACTGGACCACGCCGAGCCTCGGCCGCAAGATAATGCGGTGATCGCGCCAGTCGTACGCGCCCCACCAGCCTCGCGGCAAGTCCCCCGTGACCACCTTGACCCCAGTCTCAGCGATGATCTTCTCGAATTCCATAGGCTCTGAACCGTATGGCGAGTCGGTGACACTATCGGGTCAGGGCTGGTTTTCCTCGGGATCGACACCGTGATCCCCGACACGGGCGGCCAGCTCGACGTCGTCTCGCGTCTCACCCCACGGGGTCGCGTACGCCTGCTGCAACTGCCTGGACATGCTGACGAGGAGTTCCCTCGACTCGGCCGGGAGGCTGCCGGCGCCCTGCAGGACGAGCTCGGTCGGATCCGAGTCGTTCACGGAGAGTTCCAGCGACCGGGCCGCGGCGAGCACGATGCGGGTCACGGACACGTTCAGGCCTCGGGAGATTCCCTTGATGGTGTCCGCGTCCGGGAAAGCGCGGACCGCGCCGGTTGCCAGCGCTTGAAGCCTGTTCGTGGACGGGTTGCCGCCGCAGTCCCGCGACAGCCTTGCATACGACTTCTCCCCCTTGGCGTCGAGGATGAGACGCTGCAGGGTCTCGCCTCCGCTCACAGGACCGTCAACTCCCCACCCATGGACTCCCGCAGGTCAGCGAGCTCGTCGGTCGTCCCCTGGATGATCCAGTTCGGGCCAGTGAGGAAGGCACCAGCGCCGCTCAATCCAATCGCCATGCCGAGCTTCCCTGTCGTCAGTTCCTCCTCGTTCGGGAACCACCGGACCGCGGTGTCTTCGTCGCAGACAATGAGGACCTCGCCGTCTTCGTTTTCACCCTCAGCCGTTTCACCGGGGCAGTCACCGTCGGAAGCTAGGACAGCTTCGCGGAGGGCATGCACATCCTCGTAACTGGCGTCCTTCCCCACTCCCCCGCAAGCCGTGAGGGTGAGTAGTGCCGCAAACGCGCCGGCGGCAATCAGTGGTCGGTTCTTCATGGTTCTACGTTTCCCGTTCTAGATCGTCGTGCCCGACGTCAGGATCTTTGTCCTTCGCAGCCAGGTGCAGTGGTTCGTCAGGTACAGCTTCCAGCCTCCGGATGGGGCTTGGCGCTGCTGCAGATTGGGTGAAGCTCCTGATGAGCTCGGTGATCGCTTTTCGTTGCCTGGCCGATAGGAGGTTTGCCTCCGGCGGCGGGACGTAGGGTGCGCTCATCGGCCTGTGGATGCCTGCCCATTCTGAGACGATTTGCACGTCGACGCCGAGCGCTTTAGCTACGCGTTCCACCACGTGGGGCTCAGTCTCCCTGTCCTGGAAGATCAGGCTGGTCACGGTGCTGGTGTGTAAGCCGGCTGCTTTCGCTAGCTGGCTCATGGATGGACGTTGGTTCCGAGGGTCTACTCGGCCTGCGTCAACCATGGCTTGCGCCCACGGTTCGGGGGCATCTCGTCTCATGTCTACTGACTTTCTAGTGCGTCTAACGGGGTCCGCAACTTTGAGTGTAGACAGCGTGTCTACAAATCTCATGGCTGTAACTACCCGCGCCGCGAGACGATGCCTAACTCCCCTCCACGACTTGTAGACAAGCGCGTCTCAGTCTGTCTACACTCTTGTTAGACAAACAACGAACGTCTACACTGGAAGGACATTGAAAGTGATCGTCACAGTCAGGAGGTTGGACATGAAACTGAAGGACGCACAGTTCCTCCAGGTACTCATGACACACCGCGGATACACCGTCCGCAGCCTTGCCGACGCCGTCGAACGGCAGCTCCGCAAGAAGGACCGCAAGGCCACCGTCTCCCACTCCACCATCGGGCACCTCCGCTCCGGCGAACGCCGAACCGCGAAACCAGAGGTCGCCCGCGCAATCGAGGACGTCCTCAACGAGCCCCGCGGGTCCCTATTTTCGGCAGAAGTGTCTATCATCCAGCGCGAGACCAGCAGGAAGAAGGTTCCAGCATGAGTCAGGCAGCAGTTCTCGAGTCCAAGCCGTGGAAGCAGCGCGGCATGGAGCTCATCTCCGAGATCGCCGGCGAGGGCCAGCCCTTCGACGCGTACACGCTCACCCAGCGGGGCCTCGAGAAACCTGAGCACCCGAACGCGTGGGGCGCCCTGTTCCGGGCAGCTCGCGGCAAGGGACTCATCGAGGTGTGCGATATCCACCCCAGTGCACGACCGGAACGCTCCGGCGGACTGTGCAGGGTGTGGCGGAAGGCCCAGCCGTGATCGCCGACCACCACACACCGGCCCAGCTGGCCGAGAAGCTCCACGTATCGGTGTCGATGGTGAAGGCCAAGGGCCACTCCGGCGAGTGGCCGTGCCTGAAGCTCGGGCCCCGCACCATCCGCTTCACCGAGGACCACTACCAGCAGATCGTGACCCTCACCGAGCACAAGCAGAAGCCGACCGGATCGTCACGGGACCGCAACAAGCGGCTCCGCCGAGCACTCGCCAGCTAGGAGAAAGCCGTGGATCTGAACAACGTATGGGCGGCCCTCGCGGATTGGGCCAGCCGACTCAAGGACGACCTCGTCAGCGACGCCGACACCGGCCGCCGCCTCGACGACGTCGACCGCGACATCACCCTCCGGAACAACAACGTCACTGAGTTCACCAAAGTCAGGAATCGGCAGACCGTACTCGCAGCAGAACGGCTCGCCGCACAGACAGGAGTAGCAGCATGACCATCACAACGATAGAGAGCCGCACCGGCCAGGGTGCGACTCTCAACGAAACGTCCACCGCGCAGGTGATTCAGTTCCTCTCCCAGACTAGCAACGTCGACGTCTCCGACACCCTCGTCGCACTGTGGGCCGAGTCAACGCCGGTGGACGCCGACAACGGGTACGCACAGCAGGCCCGGATCCTCGCCGCGATCCTCGACCGGCACGTGAACGCCTTCACGGTGAGCGATGCCATGGAAGCGGTCGGCAAGATCTGGGCGCTCGAGCACGGAGCCTGCGTCACCGAGCTGTACGGGCACCCGAACACTGACCACGCGCGCGACCGCTGGCTCCGCGTCGAGCAGGAGAACCTCACCATCGCCGCACTCGCCCTCGGCGGCACCAGGTGATCCGTCGGTGGCTCGCCAGCGACACCGGCGAAGCGGTCCTCAGCCTCCTCTGCCTGATGGCTATGGCCGCCTGCGCGTTCGTCGTCGCGGACTGCTTCCGATGAGCGCCGACTGCCCAGACTGCGGTCTCGACGCCGACGGCATCGACTGCGGCCGCGACGACACCCTCCCCTGCTTCCAAGACCCGACCCCACAGCAGCAGTGGGAAGTCACCACACCGAAGGGCATGCCATGACCGCGACGATCGCCGAGACGGGCCTGATCGACGGCCTGCCGAACCACGAGTACCACTCGCACGACAGCCTCTCAGCGACCGGGCTAAAGATCCTCGCCACCCAGACGCCGGCGCACTACCGGCACCGCATGGACAACCCCGAGCACAAGGGCATCTTCGACGTCGGCACGGCCACCCACTCCCTCGTCCTCGAGGACGACCACTCGAAGATCCGGGCTCTCGACTTCGCCGACTGGCGGACGAAGGCAGCCCGGGAGGAACGCGACGCCGCATACGCGGAAGGCATGGTCCCGCTGCTCGAGAAGGACTACCTGGTGGTGAAGGCCATGCGGGACAGCGTCGCCGCTCACCCAGTCGCACGGCTCGCCCTCACCGGTGGGAAAGCCGAGCAGTCCTTGTTCTGGCAGCACGACACCGGCGCCGCGCTCAGGTGCCGGCCGGACAAGCTCGACCTCGAGTCCCCCATCGGGCCGATCGTCGCCGACCTCAAGACAGCGGCATCCGCGGACCCACGGAAGTTCGGGAAGACCGCGTTCGACCTCGGCTACCACCAGCAGGACCCCCACTACCGGGACGGCATCCACGCCGTCACCGGTGCCCGACCCGACTTCCTGTTCATCCTCGTCGAGAAGCAGCCCCCCTACCTCGTCTCCGTCGTCGAGCTCGATGCCGAAGCGCTCGACCTCGGACGGGCCGCCAACACCCGATCCATCCACACCTACAACCACTGCAGCGCCACCAACGAGTGGCCCGGCTACCCACAATCCGACCCCATCAGCCTGCCCGCCTGGGCAACCCGAGAAGCATAGGAACCCCCGTCATGACCGAACTCACCACGGCCAGCAACCCCGCGGCGCTGGCCCTCCCCGTCCCCGCTGCGCTCCCGCAGACCGACGCCGTCGTGCAGCTCCACGAGTGGGCCGCCGAACTGGCCGCCGCCCGCCAGCTCGCGCAGGTCCTCGCCTCATCCAGCTTCCTACCCCTCGCACTGCGCGAGAAGCGGAAGGGTGTGCCGAAAGACATGGACGAGCTGACCTTCGACGCGGCCGCCGTCATCCTCGCCGGGAAGTCCGTCGGGCTCGACCCCATGCAGGCGGTGCAGAACATCTTCCCCGTGCACGGCATGCCCAGCATGTATGCCCGCACCATGGTCGCCCTCGTCATCGGGCAGGGACACGGCGTGAAGCGCTCGGCCGCGACCGACGACTCCGTCACCTACTCCGTTCGCCGCAAAGGCGAGGAGCAGTGGCAGGACTTCACCTGGACAATCGCACGCGCCAAGAAGGCCGGCTACACGACCAACGCGAAGTACCAGTCCGACCCGATCGCGATGCTCGGCGCAAAGGCCGCAGCCGAAGCGTGCCGCACCGTGTTCCCCGACATCCTTCTCGGTATGGCGTACAGCGCCGAAGAGATCGAGCTCGAGGACATGGGTGAGCGCGTCCCGGCTACCCAGTCGCAGGCGCCCGGGCAGTCCGCGACCGCCCGCCTCGCCGCAGCAGCGCAGACACCTCAGCCCGAAGCCGCCCCGGCAGTCGAGGCGACGGAGCCGCTGTGCTCTCGCGCCCAGCAGACCGCACTCGGCAACGCGCTCAAGGCCCTCGGCCACACGACGAAGGACGAGATGCTCGCCGTCGTCACCGCATGGGTCGGCCGCGACCTGACCGGCTCGAAGGACCTCACCGTGGGCGAAGCGAAGCAGCTGACCGACGAGCTCGAGGCGGAAGCCGCCGAGCGCAACCAGGCGGCCGAGGACGTCGTCGACGCCGACGGGGTCATACCCACGGTCGTCGATGCGGATGCCGACGCTGCATGGCTGGCAGGGACCAACTGATGGCCGGCGAGACAGTCATCACCGTCATAGGGAACCTGACTAACGACCCCGAGCTGCGCTTCACACCGAGCGGGGCGGCGGTCGCGAACTTCACGATCGCCAGCACGCCGCGCACCTTCGACCGGCAGTCGAACGATTGGAAGGACGGCGAGACCCTGTTCCTCCGGGCGTCCGCGTGGAAGGACATGGCCGAGAACGTCGCCGAGTCCTTGACCAAGGGCACCCGCGTCGTTGCCCAGGGGCGCCTCAAGTCGCGGTCGTACGACACGAAGGAAGGCGAGAAGCGCACCGTCATGGAGCTCGAGGTCGACGAGATCGGGCCCAGCCTGAAGAACGCGTCCGCGAAGGTCATTCGAACGCAAGGCCCCGGGACTCGTGGCGGCGTTCAGCCACCGTCATCCGGCGGCGGAGGGTGGGGTCAGCAGCCCGCATCCGACCCGTGGGCAACGCCCGCGGGCGGCCAGCAGCACGACTCGGAACCACCCTTCTAGTCCGAACTTCCCTCAGCGCTGCCCTCCGCCCCCACCGGTGGAGGGCGGCGTTACCCATCAGCAAAGGAACGACCATGAATACCGCCACTATCACCAAGCCCGAAATCTGCACCTCCTGCGGGTCCCCTATCCGCATCACCGGCGAGTGCAGGTGCAGCGATTGAGCGGCGCCATGGGATCCCACCAGTCAGCCGCCATGAAGTCCGATGTGTGGCTCACCCCGCCATGGATCATTAAAGCCCTCGGACCATTCGACCTCGACCCTTGCTCACCGTTAGACCGTCCCTGGGATACCGCAGCGAAGCACTACACGATTGACGACGACGGGCTCTCCCGCGAATGGGAAGGCAACGTCTGGATGAACCCGCCCTACGGGCTGCAAGCAGCCACTTGGCTTGGGCGCCTTGCCAAGCACGGCGACGGCATTGCCCTCGTTTTCGCCCGTACCGAGACCCGCATGTTCTTCGACTGGGTGTGGCCCTATGCCACCGCACTCCTCTTCATCGAGGGCCGGCTGCACTTTCATCACCCCGACGGTAGCCGAGCCAAAGCCAACAGCGGCGCACCCTCCGTCCTCATCGCCTACGGAGACCGGGCGGCACGCAAGCTCATCAACTCCGGTGTACCCGGCGCCCGCGTCGACTTGCGGAAGGCGGTAGCAGCATGACCTTCCTTGCCCTCTATGCGCCGCCTAGTCCCGACGGCTCACTCTCGCTCAAAAATACTGCGAATACGGTGTCGACTTCCTCCGCTGTGTTGCACTGTTGCACTTCGCTCAGTAGTCGGACCAACTTCCTTCGTTCCTCACCACCCTGCGGGGCCACCAACCATCGCACAAGCACGTCGGGCAACACACTCATCAGTCTGATTCTTGCGTCCATTGGTCGGCGCAAGGCCTGCGAAAGGACGGCTCGCACTCCTGTCAGGATCTCTTGGTCCTCCAGGTCACCATCAATTTTCGCTGCACCCACCAGCACTATGAGCGACGAGAGAAAGGGCCGATCAGGCTCAGTGCCTGCTTCGACGGTTCCCTCGACCAGACGCTTTCTCCACCGCTTCTCGATTCGTCGGTGGGCTACCTGTTGCTCCAGATGGTGGGAGAGCGAGACAAGAACCTCGCGCACTGACCTCTCAAACCGCAATTGGCGCTCGTACTCAATGCGATCTCTCTCAGCCTGCACGCGAGCACGTTCAGTCTTCTGCGCCTGCTCTTTTGCTTGCTGGGCAGTCACGACAGAGAAGTACAAGACGCCAATGGAAGCCAAGGCAGCGAGTAAAGGAATCACCCCGATCGCAAGTACTTCGAATGCAGACGGTCCCTCCTGGAGGGACCGTGCCACTTCAAGGATGGCGCACGTCACGGAGCCGCCCTCATCACACTGGAGTATCTGCACCATGGAATTACCTTATGTTGGAAGCATCGGTGCACTGCGTGCGAGTACCAGCATCAGCGGTACCAGATCACAAGTGCTGCTTATGGCCTGTCTGATAGATCATGAAAGTAGCTGTCTCACCAACGCGCCACACCGCGGCAATGCCATGTTCCGCGAGGAGCTCGAGCAGGTCATCGTTCGGCGCAGCCGGGAGCAGCAGCCGGCATGGTCGACCGTCGACATATCGTCGGTAGTCGAGCAGCTGCCCGAGGCCGGCACGGACGCTGTTACGCGTGGCATCAGCCTTCGCTTCGTAGAGAACGCCCTCCGTGGCGTCGTGGATGTCCGTGAAAAGCGGCATCGTGCTGCCCCTGGGGTACACCTTGAAACGGTCGAGCTCACGTCCACGGCCCTGCAGAACCTGCTGGAAGACCTCGACGAGGTCCTGCTCCCGCTTCCTACTCGTACCTGCCTCTACAGCGGTGCGCTCGAACTCGCCGACAGTGTGAGCCTCGAGCGGCACCCGTACCGCGGAGCCCGCATCCATGGGCGCGATGGCTTTCGAGCTCACGTCTTCGTCGCGGCGCAGCACCTCGCCGACCGGGCGAAGGTGGAACACGAAAACGGTGCGCATGACTCCGTCCGCGCCCGGAGCGTCCTCGGTCGAATGGGGAAACTCGTCATCGAGTGCGAACTCGCCAAGGTAGATGCGGGTCAGCCCGTTCCCGGTCGCGGCCTTACCGCTCACACCGAATACGCGGACCGCCCGACCATTCAGCTTGTGGTCACGCAGGGCCAGGTTGCCCCGGTGCATCTTCTGCGGACCCTCCCGGTCCATGCCGGTATAGGAGAAAACCTCGCCGTCGGTCGACCACCCGTCGAACTCGTACCCGTTCTCGCGACCCACCTTCGGGTCAGAGAACAGCAGGACATTCGGCGACGAGCTCGGCGTCTCCATTCCCTGAAACCTCGTACCGCCGTACATCGCGGCGATATCCTCACGCGTGCCCGTCCAGCCGACGGGAGTCCCCCACTCAATAGCCATGGTGTGAGGCTAGCTCAGGTTTCGCCCTTCTACTCGAGGTCCTTCCCGCATAGCCGCGAGGCCATCGACGACGGCGCTCGAGCGCGCTATCCGGTGGACTATCTACCGCCGCGTTGGAGCTTCTTGAACCAGATAGTTCGGCGCCTGTTCAGCTCCTTACGTTGCCTTCTGTTGAGCGGTTCCACCCCTTCAGGGAGGGACGGTGCAACTGACACCCCGCCCACGTCGAGGAACGTCGACTTCGCAGACCGAACGCATCCCTCGAGAAGCACGAGACTCATCTGCCGCATCTTCGGTGTGTCGGTAGGCCACTCGATGAGGGTTTGCACGAGTACCGCGACCGAATGTGTAAGCACCTCCCGGATCTCCCCTTGTTTCACCGCAGGTGTTTTCGGGTCATTGAACTTGATTGCCAACTTAGGTAATAGGGCCGACAAAGGATCGATTATGTCCGCGAGCTCAACCGTCTCAGTACCTGATAAGCGGAGCTTTATGAATGCAGTCTCCAGGCTTATGAATTCGCGCCTTGGGTTGAACTCCCCTTCAGCATCGAAGGTAAGAATGAACGCGTTGAGAGCCGCACTGAGTTCCGCGATGGCTTGCACGCGCCGCTCATTTTCCGCGTTGCGACGCGCTTGCTGGTTGGTCGACCGAACTACTGCGAGCGCTACGAGCCCGCCTATAACCGCTGCTACGAGTGAGCCAATGGAACCACTAAAAAGCTCCGCTGCCCAGGATGGTTCAGATGCGGTCGAAATCACTCCTCGACCATATCGGAGGTCCTGATGGCTTGGTTCAACGCTGATGACAAGATGCACTCCCATCCAAAGCCGCGACAGGCGGGCCTCGAGGCGATGGGTCTGTGGCTCATGGCCGGCACGTACTGCTCCGACTACCTGACCGAGGGGCTTGTGCCCGGCTGGTACGTGGACTCGTGGCCTCGCGGCCGCCGGTTGGCCCAGCAGCTCGTGACCGCACGGTTCTGGGAGGCCTCCGGATCCGACTGGCAGTTCCTGTCCTGGACCGAGTACCAGCGCACGAAGGAACAGGTTGAGGAGGACCGTGCGAAGGCCCGCGCACGACAGAAGGCGTGGCGTGACAAAAGGCGTGACAAGCCAGACGAGTAACGCGTGACGTGACGCGTGACAGACACCGTTACTAACGCTTCTCCAAGACCAAGACCAAGACCAAGACCAAGACCAAGTACTTAAGCCACCTCCCAGCATGGATGGGTTTTCAAGAAGTGGTCCAAGACAAGCAAGCAATCGTCACTTAAGTGACGCGAAGGAGGCGGAACACTTGCCTGCTGAAACTCCTCATCCGGTGACCCGCAACCAAGCGACGATCCTCGCGGCCCTGCTTCACGAGATCCGGCCCCGCTGGTCCACCGAAGCGATCGTCTCGCTGATCGGGAAGAACCTCGCAACCATCCCCAGCTACCCCGCCCTCTGCGAAGCCGCCATCCGGGTAGCGAACGACCCCACCAAGAACACCCCGGCGATCATCTTCCTCGACGGCAAGCACTGGGAACGCCCCGACCAACCCAGGGAAGCACCACCATCCGGACCCAAATGCGAAGACCACGCCACTGAACCCGCGCACACCTGCCACTGCTGCAAAGCCGACATCCTCGTCGGCGACAGACCACCCACCCACCAAGGCAAACACTGGACCCCAGGAGGCACACCATGACCGAGCAAACCGGCATCAGCATCTGCTACTCGAAGTGCTGGCCCTGCCAATTCGGAGAGTGCGAGACCAGCTGGCACACCTGGGCAGACGCCGACGACATCGAGCACGCCAAGCGGACTGGGCAGCCCGACCCAAGCGCCCAGCGCTGCGGCTGCTACTGCCAAAAGGAGGCCACCCGATGAGCGCGAACAGGACCCCCCACGTAGTGGCGACCGACTCCCCCGATCAGCGACCTTCGCGGGTTGGGGTGGCGCAGTCCAGGTTCGCGGAGGCGAAGGCCATCACGGACGCCCTGGTGGTGCGGTTGTCGCGGGAGCGTTCGGAGCTGAGCGGGACTCGGGATGGGGAGCGGGTGCGGGTGTTGCGGCGGGTGGAGGTGACGCGGATTGCGTTGGTAGATGCGCGTGCGTATGAGGCTCGGGTGTTCGCTGAGTGGGAGCATGAGCGTTCGTTGTTGGCTGGGCGGCCCGTGTTGGGGGTCAGGGGCGACGTAACGGCCCGTCGGGTCCACCAGTCCGTCTCGACCGGTTCTGGGGCTTCTGAGCGCCTTCTACGCCCTGCGGTGCGGGGTTCTTTGACCGGTGACAGGAGGGGCGCGTGAGCGGCGGTCCGTGGGAGCTGGTCGTTCCGGCGCCGGCGGACTGGATCAACCTGAATCAGCGGCTGCACTGGGCAACCAGGGCGAAGCTCACCAGGGCATGGCGGTCAGCCACCCACATCCGGGCCCGGCAAGCCTGCCTCGTCATGGGCCTCGACCGGGTGAGCATCACCATCACCGTCACGAAGCCCACCAACCGGGCGTACGACGTCCACAACCTCATGCCCACCGCGAAAGCCGTCGTCGACGGGCTCATCGACTACGGGCTGTGCGCCGACGACTCCAACCAGTACGTGACCGGCCCTGACCTCCGACCATCGGAGCACAAAGCCCCGGCGCAACTCCTCATCACCATCACCGAAACACCCTGAGACGTAGGGTGGAACGCCCTCCTTCTCGGGTAGAATGAGATAACCGCATCACCCCACGAAGAAGCCCCGCGAGCTGCGAACTCCGGGGCCATGACCTGAAGGCTAGTTCCGATATGGACCACGATAGCAACACCCCCCGCGAGCAGATGAAAGCCATCATCAACGGGATGTGCGCCGGCAACGCCAGCATGGCGACAGACGCGATCCTCGCCGAGTTCGTCATCATCCCCCGCAACGAAGTACCCGAGGTCAGCATCAGTGATCACGTTGACATCGGCCTCGTCACAGCTTTGGCGCAGCAGCGCTACCAGCCCAGCCTCACCCTCGCGGAGGAAGACGGCGACAAGACCGACGGCACCTGGAACCGCAGTATCGCCTCGGCCAACCTCGCCATAGCCGAAGCGGTCGAACGGCAGAGCAGTGCCACTGAGGCGAAGCGCAACGCCCGCCGCGACGAACTCGCTGGAATCTACTTCCCTGAGGTTTGCTACGGAGAGCTGAAAGCGACCGGCTACGCCACTCTCAAGCCGGGCATCAAAGCAGCCGTCGACCGGATCATCGAGCTCGAAGAAGCCGCAGCATGAGCGCCGAGGTGGAGAAGCTCCTGGCCGAACTCGGCATCGACGGGACACAGACCATCGCGGAAGCCGTCGCAGCTGTGCAGGCGCTCAACCAGAAGCGGGAGCAAGGCGACGGCCTCGAACACCTTTGGCTGTCGGACCTGCGCCGGCACCCGAACGGCGAGGTCAGGCTCTACTCGTCCGACGGGAAGCTGATCAGCGGAACCTACACCTACCAGGTCACCGCATCCGTCGACGCCATGGTCCGAGCGGCGGCCAGGCGATGACCATCCCGTCGTTCGTGGAGGCCTTCGACGCGTACGCTCACGCCATCGCGTGCGGCGCCCCGTCCACCGTCCAGGCGGACCGGTTCGCTGACCTGACCGCCGCCCACCGGACACAGAGCGCACCAGATGAAGTGCACTTCCTCGGGCGCAAACACTCGTTTCGAGCTGCACAGCGGTGAGAGATAATCCGCGAACGCTCTCGTGCTCGCCGCACGACGCGAATACGGCGCCGCTCCCAGACTTGTCGTTTCGCTTCGATAGTCTTCTCACCATGCCAAATACTTCTCCCGGCGGTGCCGTGACCTTCGTCAAGCAGAACCAGCCTATTGACGAGCGAGGACGAGCTCTCTACGCGGTCGCCCGCTCCGTACTCCGAGCGCACCTTGACCAACTTACGCACTCTGACCTGGAGGACCTGAACATTGATCGGCAGGAGGTGACATTCCGCCAACTGTCGAAGTTTGCGCGGCTGCATAGGGACAAGGGAATGCGCGGTGATGGATTCGAGTGGGCGGTACATGAGGCCATAGTCGGCGAAGAACCACGCGTTCTCGAACCGGTCCAAGCTGCCATGACCAGAGCCTCCCGGAAATCCTTTGTCTCTCTGACCAAGCCAACGTCGTTGATGTTCGGCTATGAGCGGGCTAAGTACCTTGGCTTCCTCGACGCCGTTGTCGACTCTGCGGCGCAAGACGCACTGTTGCTTCCGGAGGGGTCCGGACGACCCTTCCAGTTCGGACCATGGGTCTCGGTGGCGGCGCGGGGTAAGGCTGCTGAACCTATGCTTAATACTCGAATTAAGAGCATCTGGAAAACCGATCTGTTCCTCGGCGATGAAGACCGCCGTCGACACCTAGCTACGACGATCAAGAGTAATTGGCACCAGTTGGAAGGAGGGGCCGGACTTCGCCTCGGTATCGTTCCTGAAGCCGCCGACTTGCGCCACGGAACCCGTTACCACAAGGGACTCTGGCTCGCAGTCCTTCCTGACCCGGACGGATTCATGGGTCTGTTCAATGATGCATACGAGTCAGTCGCGGAGGCAATCATCACAGTCGGCAAGCATGATCGCGCTCATTATTTCTACAAACCGACACCAATGGGGCAGCGACTCCAGGCTCAGCTTGAAAGCTACGCGACGGTCAAGGTGATGGAAATTGAGAACGCTCTTAATGAAGCGTCCCAGCAAGACCTCGTCAACACGGAGCATAAGTTGGTATCGGTGGACGCACCTCACTGGCTACACCTGAATCAGACGCGCATGCCAGTGATTGCTCCTAAACCCTCATTCGCGAAGCTCGACTGATGATGCGTCGTTAGGTCTACGATGGGTGACCGATGTCTGCTTAGACCTTCACTAGGTGGTCGTGCATCCTGATTATGAACCCCGCGTGAAGTGTGTCACGTCGACACGCTGTGAAAGTTTGTCACCGTCACTCGGTAGCTTTGGTTGTGACGCGGAACACGCCGCGCCAGATGAAGTGGAGGGAATAATGACCGACGCCGAACCCATATCTCAACAGGGCGCAGACGAGACCGCCCGACCGGCCCTCGATATTCACTTAGAGATCCTGCTCGGGGTAGTTCTGGGATCGAATGATGAATCGCACGATTCAAGAATGGGCATCTCTCTGGTGACCGCAGCAGGAGTGATTTCTGGAACGGTAGTGACACGCAAGACCTGGCATCTCCGCCAGGCGGATCGGCTCGAAGAAGCGGGCGCCACCAATATCGCCGAGGGATTCCGCATGAGCGAAGACATGCTCGACGAACGCTTCAAGAAGGACGAGGGGGAGCCCCCGAAATTCCACAGGATGTATATCAACCTGATTGACGCGGTAATCATCAACGGGGAATCGACGCGGACTTTCGATTCGCTTCGTATCGATATGCGGAAGATCATCGGCTGGGATCTAGCTCAAATGAGAGCGGAAGGATAGGTGAGCATGGCGGAGTGCGGCGCGAAAAAGCGTGACGGCGGTTCGTGCGGCGCTCCGCCTATGCGGGGCCAGCGGCGGTGTGCCCGCCACGGGGGCAAGTCCCCCCAAGCGCAGCGAGCCGCCGCTCAACGGGTCGCCGAACAGGAAGCACGGGACATCATGAAGAAAGCGATCGTCACCCTCGGCCTACCTCAGGACATCGACCCGGCGAAGGCCCTTCTCGACGAGATCTCACGGACGTACGGCACGGTCCTGTGGTTGCAGGCCAAGGTCCGGGAGCTCGAGCCCGACCAGCTCGTGTGGGGCCTTGTCGAGAAGCAGGACGGCATCGGACCCCAAGGGCCGGTCGACGTCACCACGGAGCGTGCCGAGTTCAACGCCTGGTACCAGCTGTACCTCGGGGAACGGAAACACCTCGTCGCCGTCACCACCGCTGCACTCAAGGCCGGCATCGAAGAGCGCCGCGTCCGTCTCGCTGAGCAGCAGGGCGACCTCGTGGCCGCCGCCATCAGGTCCATCCTCGACGCCCTCAACCTGTCCCCATCTCAGTGGGAGCTCGTGCCCACCGTGGTGCCCCAGGCACTCCGCGCACTCGGCGAACTCACGCCCTAATGAAGTAACCTCCAAGGTGGAAACCGCCGCACAGAGGAGATGACCGTGGTCGAATGGGTGCCCCCCGCCATGAAAGCAGATGACTTCGCCAAGTTGACGGCAATCGAACCCGGCATCCCCGAGTACATGCGGCCTCAACTCGTCAACTGGGTGCTGGATGTGCTCGATGGCCCTTACGAAGACTTCTCTGTGGGAGTCAACTTTCTGAGCCTGCAGGTGAAGGAGAACCTACCCCCGAACCGGACTTATTTCCGACACTGGCTTGATAAGGCGAGTTCAGAGGCGCTGGTCAACCTCATCGACTGCATGCTGTTCTACGACGTGGCCGGCGTTAAGGAAGAGGCGACGAGTCTCGGATATGTGTTGGAAGCTGGGCGTTCTGAGTGGCAAGTCTCGACTGTTGATGGCGAACCTCGTCTGTCCCACCGCATACCAACCGGAGTCCTTCAATCCTACGAGGAAGTCGCCTCCAAAACGGGAATGGCTGGAGAGCTCCTGGCCGAAGCGTTCAACGCTGCCTACGGAGTAAACCCAAATCCGAATCACGCGTATGACTTGAGCGTGAAGGCGGTCGAAACGCTAGCTTGCCCCCGGTACTTGCCGAAGAACACAAAGGCGACCCTCGGCTCGGTGATCACGCACCTAAGCAGTAAGAGTGTGACACTGCCTTTGCGGGAAAAGAATGCCAATCACCAGGAGCTTGTAAAGCAGATGATGCAGAACTTGTGGGAGGGCGGCGAGCGACACGGGAGTGAGCACTACTCGGGGATCAGCGAGGAGGGCGCGAAGACAGCACAAGCGCTAGCGTTCGCACTGGTAGCTCTCCTACATGAGCAGGTCATCGCAGTAAGCTAGCTTTTCCCGACCCCTGCGACACGGGGTGTTCTACCCTGCTACTCGGGTAGAATGAAGAGCATGACGAGCGCTCATCCCATACCGGCACTCACCCAATGTCTTGAGGGCGATGCTGCCACAACCGACCGCACTAACTTACCCAGCCCCAACCAGTCGGTGGGTGAGGCGACGTTCGAGGAACTCTGCCGGCGGGCATGGGAAGCACTCCCCGGTTCCACCCCGTGGGCCGACGTGCCCGAGAAGGTTGGCCGCACCGAGTACCGGGCCGAAGTGCGCGGCATCCTCACCGCCGCCGCAGACCTCATGCCGATCGAAACCCTCCACGGCGCAGACGGCGCATCCGTCTGGCTCAGGGGCGATCAGTGAGCGGGGACTACCCACCCCTCAGGGCAAACACCAGGCTCTCCGGTCATACCCTGATCGCCGAGGGCCGACCCTTCACAGCAGAGGGACAGCTATACGGGGCGCAGTGGAGAAACGGGCACGCGAAGTGCAGCTGCGGCGCCCTATCCGAAGCGCTCCCGAGCCAGGGGAAGAGGCAGAAGTGGCACCGAGAACACAAGGAGTCGATCCGGGCGGAGCAAGCATGACCGAGACGCTCACCCCCATCGAGCAGGCGACACTGTGCGGTGACGGCCGGTGCGACGTGCCCTTGTACGACGGGTTCACCCTCTGCCCCACTCACACCGGCCACCTGTCCAAGGATCTTGCCGCGGTCGGGGACGTGTGGGCGAACCTCCGGGTCACGATCCGTCGGCAGGACGCCACGTCCTCGGCGATCGGCGGTGGCGCAACCGGCTCGCGGCCGTGCATGAACCTCGACGCGCACGACAAGGGCGAGACCCTCGCGTCTGTCCTCAACGGGTGGGCTGGTGCCTTGGCTGGCGGCTACCGAGTCCGGTCAGCGGCAGAGGCCGCAGCGTTCCTCGCCCAGCACATGCGCATGGTGGTGAAGGAGGACTGGGCGGGCGACCTCGCACAAGAACTCGCCGCCTCCCTCGCCGAGTGCCGGCGGGCAACCGACAGGGCCCTCGACGTCATCAGCCTCGGCGTCTGCGGCTTCGGGGACTGCGACGGCCTCGTCACCGCCGTCGTCGGATCCCCCACCGGGAAGTGCCGGAGCTGCCACGCCGTGTGGGACGTCGCCGAACGGCAACAGTGGATGATCGGCCAGGCCTGGCACGCAACCGCCAGCCTCCGACTCCTCGTCCGCGCACTCCGCGACTCCAAGCACATCACCATCAGCTACGACACCGCGAAGAAATGGGCGCAACGCTCCAAGCTCTACGGCCGTTGCGACCTCGCCACCCGCGAACACCAGTACACCGCAGCCGACATCTACCACTCATGCCACAACCAACCCGCAACACGGGCCAAGACACCACTTGACGTAGGGTGACTGTCCCCATACTCTTCTCATAGTGCGATCAGTGGCTCCAGAAGCGGGGCCACTTTTTCGTAGCTGTAGCCTTCCCGCGGTTGGCCAGCTGCACGAGATGACGGCTGGGAGTAACCGGGTCGGAACACGCCGAACATCGTGTAGAGCCACCGACGCCCATGAAGCAAAGGCTTGGGGCTGGCCGCTGGTCCTGCGCTCGACACCAGCACACTTCAAAACCCCGCCCGAGATGGAGCAGCCATGGCACTCGTAGCAGCTGGCCTGAACGTCGAGAAGAACGCCCTCGCCGCAGCCGCCACCCACATCGCACTCCACTCCGCCGACCCCGGGGCCACGGGCGCGAACCAGACCAGTGCTGGTCGGGTCGCCGCTGGCTGGCCTGCCTCCGCGAACGGGCTGATCGTCGTCGCGGGGAAGAACTTCACCGGCGGCGCCGGTAACGGGCCCGTCACCCACGTCGGACTCTGGGGCGGCGCGACCGGTGGCACGTTCTACGGGTCCTTCCCCATCCCCACCGGCAACGGCTCCACGAACGACGTCCAGTTCAACGCCGCCGGCGAGTACACGCTCACCAGCTTCGCCCTGCAGGGCGCCTGATGAACCACACCGAAGGCCTCCTCGCCGCGATCACCGCAGCCACGGACGCGTACCTCGAAGAGTCTCTTCAGGCGGCCCTCGCACCACTGCAGGCGGACATCACCCGCCTCAAGCAGCAGGTCCGCGACGAACAGGCCAACACCACCACCGTCACCGGGCAGCGCGACGACGCCGCACAGCAGCTCGTCGCCGCCCGCGCCGAACTAGACCAGGCGAAAGCCCGCATCCTCGAACTCACCAAGCCCACCCCGCCCCCGGCAGCCCCGGCCGCGCCCGTCCAGCCCACCGGGGTCCACTCGTCCGGGGTGCCGATCGTCCGCCTCCAGGACCTCGGCGTCACCCTCGACGGGGCAGGCCTCCGAGCCGCCCTCGCGAAAGACCAGGGTGGCCGGATCATCAGCGCCCCACCCGGGCTCGTCGCCGAAGCACGCGACTTCCCCTACGGCAACGGCGTTTTCTGGGTCCACAACGGTGTCGGTGGGCTCATCGGAACCCCTGGCGCCCCACTGGAACTCGGCATCGTCCCCGGTTCCTCCACGAAAGCCGCGCAAGTAGCAGCGCTCCCCGCGAACAGCACCAACCCGTTCTACATCCTCGTCGCCAATGACAGCGCCCGCGGTGACTTCGTGTTCAGCGACATCCACTGGCGCGAATCGAAAGCTGGGCACCTCCATGGTGGCGCCCAGATTCGCACCAACAAGGGACGGGCCGAGTCCGACCGGATCACCGGTGCCGGGTTCGCGCCCGGCGACAAGTGGTTCCCGCCCGGTGAAACGTTCGGTCTGAACTACTGGCGGTGCGCGTCCGTCGAAGCCACGGACATCGACCTCGCTGGCAACGGTGTCTGCTCGAGCCTGATCGGGTTCAACAACGTGGCGAGCACCCGCCTTATCCGCGCCACCCTCCGCGACTCCCCCTACGGGATGCCGACGTGGTGGCAGTGCGGCGACGTGTACACCGAGGACCTCGTGTCCATCGGTGGTCACGCGGGCATCAACCACGAACGGGTCGGCGGGAAGGTGCACCACGTGCGCCCCACGGTCCGCCCCGACCGGGCGAAGTACCGCAACGCCATGCACTTCACGTTCAACTCCGACCAGGACGCCTACAAGGGAACCCTGCTCATCGAGGACCCCATCCACAACGACGGGATCGACGCGGGCCGCATCATGGTCCACATCGACGACGTCTACAACGGGGTGCCGAACAAGATCACGCCAGCGTCGGTGACGATCCGCAAGGGCGGCCGGACACTCGTCGGGGTCGACACGTCGATCGGCGGGACGAAGCCGGCACCTGACCGGGACGGGAACTACCTCATCTACCGCTAGGGGCCGAGCCGATGGTGCGGATCGCCAACAGCTTCGAGGGCGGCGCCGCCGGCACGAACGTCACCACCGGCAACAGTGGCGGCGTCGCAGGTACTGCGTGCAGCATCGTGAACACCGGGTCCGGGAACTCGTTCGCGTACACGGGCACGAACCCCATCCACGGGGCCCGGTCCGCACTCGCCACCTACGGGACGACCGCCGGCGGGCAGTTGATCTGGAACCTCGCAGGCACGGTCGGGACCCGCCTGACCAGCCGGCACTACGCCCGGCTCGCGACAATGCCGACCGTGCAGGAACACTTCGGGTCGTTCTACAACACGGCGAACCAGTCAGTCGGAATCCCGATCATCACGGCTTCCGGGTTCTTCGGGGTGCAGAACGCGGTGGGCGCGAACATCGCCACATCGTCGACGACTGGACAGCAGGCCACCGCCGGCACTGTCTACCGCATCGAGCACGCGGCGACCGCGGGGACAACGACCAGCAACGGCCGTATCGAGGTCGCGTTCTTCGAGGGCGAGTCGACGACCCCGCTCTGGTCCTACGACTCCGGGCCGACGGTCAACGCAGGGACAACGGCGTTCGCGACGTACCGGCTCGGCCGGAACACCAACCTCGCCCAGACCCGGGCGATCACCCTCGACAGCTACGAAGGCACCGACGAGCTCACATCCGGGTTCATCGGCCCCGTGACCAGCACAACCCGGTCAGGATCGCTCACCGGTGCGACGCTCACGACGGGCACCATCCTGGGGCGGGCATCCCGCAAGGGACTAGCGACCGGCACCACGGCCACTGCAGGCCCTGCCGCCGGGGCCAGCGCAACCTCCGGCGCGGTGACCACTTCGACCCTGACGACAGGGACCGTCGCGGGTAAGGCAGCCCGATCCGCGGCCATGTCGACCAGCACGGCGTTAACCTCCGACACTAGGGGCAAGACCACGCGGGTCGGCTCAGTACCCGTCACGACACTGACCACGAGCACCGTGGAAGGCTCCGCGCCAACCCTCGACTCACGGTCGGGATCGGTCGAGGGCAGCACTACAACGACCTCCACGCTGTCAGGGGTACGCCGAACACGCGGGGCCACGCTCTCCACCACGACCATCGTGGGGTCCGCGCAGGGCAAACGCGGTACTGCCGCATCCATGGTCTTCAGCACCAGCTGTTCGGGCGCGATCGCCGGCCACTACGTGTCTCAGGGCAGCGCCACCCACGAAACCCTCACCCTGTTCACGGTCCGAGGCACCTCGAGCGCCCAACGCGACCTCGACATCACCATCACCGCAGGACCGCGCAGATACCAGGTCGAGCCCGGCGGCCGAGGCTATACGGTCCAGCCAGGACGACAACGATGGAAGGTGACAGCGTGACCGCCATCCACCGCGAAGCCACCGAGTTCCGGCCCATCAGAATCACCTCCCCCAACGGACTCGACGGCGTCACCGTAGAGACCGCACTCGTCCCCTACCCCGAACGAGCCACCAACTGGCAGGCAGCCCTCGTCCTCGACGGCGAACACGGGCACCTCATCACCGGCATGCCACCCGGGAAGTACACGCTCTGGGCGCGGATCACCGACAACCCGGAGGTCATCGTCGAGGACGTCGAAACCATCACCATCACCTGAGCAGGAGGGCGGCGGCCGTGACGGCTCCATGGCTGGAACGCGCCGCAGCACACTTCGAACCGAGGAAACCGAAGTGGGCGTCACCCGGCGCCATGGCGTTGGCGACGAACCCGAAAACGGTACAGACTCCGGCACTCGACCTCATCGACGCAGCGCTGGTCGAAGCGTTCAACACTCCCGACTCGCGGCTAATCGTCAGCATGGCTCCGCAGGAGGGCAAAAGCGTCCGGGTCGCCAACGACTTCCCTATTTGGGCGCTCACCCAGAACCCCGACCTCCGCATCGTCACCGCGTCCTACGCGCAGAACCTCGCCAACAGGAACGGGCGGGTCATCCGCAACCGGATCACCACCACCGACGACATCGACCTGCGCATCGCCTCCGACAACGGGGCCGTGCACGAGTGGACGCTTGACGGACACGAAGGCGGCGTCCTCAGCGTCGGCATCGGGGCCGGTGTTACCGGTCGTCCCGCGGACATGATGATCATCGACGACCCCATCAAGGACCGCAAAGAAGCCGACTCGAAGACCTACCGGGACAACGTGTGGGACTGGTGGACGGACGCCGCCTCGGCGCGTCTCGCGCCCGGCGCCCCCGTCATCGTCATCCTCACCCGCTGGCACCAAGACGACCTCGCAGGCCGCCTCCTCGAGCACGACAAAGAGGCAGGCTGGAAAGTCCTCAACATCCCCGCCCAGGCCGACCACAGGCCGGAGAAGGGCGAGACGGACCCGCTCGGCAGGAAGCCCGGCGAGTTCATGGTTAGCGCCCGCGGGAGGACGCTCAAGCAGTGGCTGCAGCGCAAAGCCACCGCCGGCGCCCGCACCTGGGCCAGCCTCTACCAGGGCAGACCCTCCCCCGACACGGGCGGCGTCTTCCCACAGGAATGGGCACGCTACTCCGAGAAGCTGTGGATCGAGCACCCTGACGGGCGCCGCACAGTCCCCGGTATCGGCCGCGACGATCACGAACTCATCCAGTCGTGGGACCTCGCGTTCAAGGACACCAAGAGCAGCGACTACGTGGTCGGTCAGGTGTGGCTGAGGGTCGGCATGGACGCTTACCTGCTGGACATGGTGCGGGAGCGCCTGAACTTCACCGCCACCTGCCAGGCCATCGAAGCCATGAGCGCGAAGTGGCCGCAGGCGGTCGCGAAGTTCGTCGAGGACAAAGCCAACGGGCCCGCTGTGATGAACGCCCTTGGGAAGACGGTGATGGGGCTCATCCCCATCGAGCCTGAAGGGTCGAAGTACGCTCGCGCCTCGGCGATCAGCCCGCTCACCGAGTCCGGCAACGTGCTCCTGCCAGTCTCCGAGATCCTCCCCAACGTGGACGAGCTCATCGAAGAGGCCCGGAACTTCCCGAACAGCGCCCACGACGACACGATCGACGCCCTGTCGCAGGCCATCAACCGGCTGCTCCTCATGCCCCTCGAAGCGGGCATGTTCGAACCTATCGAACCGTACGTCGAGGAATGGTCGGGCATCAGCCCGTACTGATCCCATACCCACCACCCGCACGCTCAAACGAATGGAGGCACCGTGGGTAAGTTCCTGCAGCGCATCGGCCTCCAAGAGGCAGCCCCCGCGACTGACGTCGTCCAGATCTCCGTCGGTCAGCTGCAGACACTGGAGTACCGGCTTGAGGAGTCCATGGCGCAGCTGCAGCTCGCGGCCGAGGACTCGGGCTGGTCGAAACTCAACGCTGACCTCGTCAACGAGTTCTCCCGAGACGGGCTCAAGCGCATCGCGACGAACGGCCGCCTCATGGCGATCGCGAACCCGCTGATCAAGCGGGCCCTCGGAATCCGGCACGCGTACGTGTGGGGCCAAGGCGTGCAAATCAGTGCCCGCGACGAGGCCGTCAACGAGGTTGTGCAGGCCTTCCTGGACCGTGAGGACACGAAGGCCACGTTCACCGGCGCCCAAGCACGCGAACGGCGCACGAAGGCGCAGGGCACGGACGGGAACGTCTTCCGCGCCCACTTCACCAATCCCCTCGACGGCACCGTCCGGGTCCGCACCCTGCCGTTCGACGAGATCACCGACATCGTCACCGCGCCCGGCGACAAGACCGAGCCTTGGTACTACCTGCGCGTCTGGCAGGAGACGACCCCGACGGAGACGTTCGGCGGGAGCGGCCTGACCCGTGAGCGGAAGGCCTACTACCCGGCCCTCACCTACCAGCCCCTCACGAAGCCGAGGAACCTCGGCGGCGTCGAGGTTCGGTGGGACGCACCCGTCCTCCACGAGAAGGTCAACGACCTCGAGGGCTGGCTGTGGGGCATCGGCGACACCTACGCCGCTCTCCCCTACGCCCGTGCTTACAAGGAGTTCATCGAGGACTGGGTCCTGCTGGTGAAGTCCCTGTCGAAGATCGCCTATCAGGCGGTCCCGAAGAAGGGCCTCGAGTCACAGAAGGTCCGGGCCGCCGTGCAATCGGGGCAGAACGCGCCAGCCGGCTCATGGGCGATGGGCTCCGAGGGCACGAAGCTCGAGGCCGTCCCGAAGACCGGGGCGACCATCGACTCCGACTCCGGACGCCCTGTTGCGGCGCTCGTCGCAGCGGCCATGGGCGTCAGCGTGATCGACCTCCTCGCCGACCCCGGGCAGGCCGGGAACCGGGCGACCGCGGTCACCATGGATCTCGTCAAGCGCCTCGAGATGCGCGGCCGGCAGGAACTGTGCGAGCAGACCGACCGCGCCACACTCGACTATGTGATCGAGCAGGCCATCATCGCGCCCCGCGGACCCCTCAAGGGCACAGTGGTGCGCGACGGCGACCGGCTCTACGCGACGCCAGCTGGGGACGACGAGAACACCATCGAGTTCGTGTGGCCGAAGCTCGACGAGGTCCCACTGGACATCATCATGAAGGCCATCGAGATTGCCGACGGAACCGGCACTGTCCCAAAGGTCGAGATCCTCAAGCTCATCCTCCACGCACTCGACGTGGACGACGCCGACGAGATCATCGAACGGGTCGCCGACGACGACGGAAACCTCATCGACCCGCTGGTCACCGCCGGCGACGACGCAACCCGCCGCTTCCGCGCAGGCCAAGACCCCAGCGAGGCGCTGCGGTGAGGGTGGTGCAGTTCGGGAAGCTCGGCCGTCTGGTCGAGGACGAGTACGACGTGTTGGAGGGTGACGATGAGTATCAACGCCCGCACACTCGCACTCCTCGGGGACCGGCGCGACGACCTCGTGACAACGCTGGACGCGCAGACGCTGGCGCTGACGAAGGCGTGGGTGGAAGCGTGGGACGTCCTCGCCCCTGAGTTTGATGCAGCCCTCACGGAGCTGCTGGCGGCGGCGAAGGACGGCAGGCTGACGGGCTCGCAGGTGGCGCGGAACATCCGACTCCGAAAGGCCCTGACCCTGGCGGCGGAACGGCTCGACGAACTCGCGCAGACCACCATGGTCACGGTGCAGGCCGACGTCGCACTGACCGCCCTAGCGGCGGCGCAGTCGCAGATCGAAGTGCTCCAGTCGCAGCTGCCGCCCGCGGGCCAGGTGGCAACCCTGCCGACGTTCACGCAGGTCTCCACCGCGGCCATGGACGCCATCGTGCTGCGCATCACTGGGCAGATCGAGTCAGCGGCCGACCCCCTTTCAGTCGACGCGCAGCTCGCCATGCGCCGCAACCTCGTCCGCGGCATCGCCGTAGGCGAGAACCCCCGCGTCACCGCACGCAGGATGATCCGCGAAACGGAAGGGCACTTCAACGGTGGGCTCACCCGGGCACTCACCATAGCGAGGACCGAAACACTCGACGCCCACCGATCCGGGGGCCGCGCCTCCGACATCGCGAACGCCGACGTCATGCGCGGCTGGGCATGGGGCGCCAACCTCGACGCGAAAACCTGCATCGCCTGCCTGTCCAAGCACGGCACCGAGTACCCACTCGAAGAAGAAGGCCCGAAGGGTCATCAGAACTGCCGGTGCGACCGGATCCCGGTTACCAAGTCGTGGAGGGACCTCGGCTTCGAAGGCATCGACGAACCACCGTCGCTCATGCAGAGCAGCGAGGAGTGGTTCGGGAACCTCACCGAACGGACGCAGCTGAGCATCATGGGCCCGTCCCGCCTCGAGCTGTACCGCTCAGGCGACGCGCAATGGGCGGACTTCGCCACCGTGAAGCAGAACGCGGGATGGCGGGACAGCGTCGCCGTCACCCCGGTGCGTGACCTGCGGGCGTCAGTCCTGGCGTGACGGCGTGTAACTGACCGCTCCGCAGTACCTGCACTGCTGCGTCATGCTCGCGCCCCGCGCCCTGAGCTGGATGCCGGAGAGCACGAACTCGTGGCCGGGGCATTCGCCCGGCCCACCCGTATTCGCATCATCCAGCCCCACCCGCACATCGTATAGGAGGCCCTCGTGGCTGTACTGATCACAGAGTCGGTCGACACCCTGACCGGCACGCTCGAGAAGACGGGCGCGAAGCGGTTCCGCATCAAGATCATCGACGAGGGCGTCGGATCGTCCGGCACCTACCCGGGCAAGACGCTGGAGCAGGCAGCGAAGGACAAGATCTTCGCCAAAGGCACCCACATGTACCTCGACCACCCCACCGCCCTCGAAACCATGGACCGGCCCGAGCGCACGGTCAAGGACCTTGCCGCCGTCCTCGACAACGACGCGGTCTACGAATCCGGCGCCCTCTACGCGGACATCCGCGCATACTCCGCGCACGCCGGCGTCATCGAGGAGATGAAGGACGACATCGGGGTCAGCATCCGGGCGTCCGCCGAGGTCGAGGAAGCATCCGGCACGCGCATCATCACCCGCCTGGTCGAGGCTCAATCCGTCGACTTCGTCACCCGCGCAGGCCGCGGCGGGAAGGTCATGGACGTCCTCGAATCGGCTCGAGTCACTCACTCCGCCATCTCCCACGGTGTCGCCGAGGCGACCGCGAACCAGACACGAGAGATGCTGTCCCGCGCCGTGAAGGACGCCCATGGCGGCGCCAACAGGTACACGTACGTCCGCGACTTCGACGAGACCAACGTCTGGTTCAACGCTTCCTCCGACTACGACGAGGGCTCGAAGATCTGGCAGCGCACCTACACGGTCAACGCGACCGCTGCGACGCTCACCGGCGACCCGGTCGAGGTCCGATCCGAGACCAGCTACGTGCCCGTCACCACTCCCACCGTGGAGTCCAAGAATTCCCCACCGATCCCGGCTGGGGTAACCGAAAGGAAGGAGCCCATCGTGGCTACAACCCAGATTGAGGAAGCCGAACTGGCGACCCTCAAGCAGGACGCCGGCCGGGTCACCGCGCTCGAGTCCGACAACGCCGACCTCCGCAAGTCGGTAGCAGAGGCCGTGATCGCCGAAGCGTTCGCAGGCCTCGAAGCACCCCGCACGAAGGCTCGCATCCTCGAGTCCTTCACCGCCACCGGCTCGACCATGACCACGGACGCCCTGCGCGCCGAGGCCACCGAGTCCGCCGCGGAGATCAAGGTCCTCCAGGGCGCCGGCAAGGTCGACGGCGTCGGCGACACCACCGCCGTCGACGAATCGAAGACCATCACCGACGACGACATCGTCAACGCGCTCTAAGGAGGCACACCATGGCAAAGAACCAGCGGTACACCAACGCCCTGCACATCAGCGTCCCCGTCCCCGCCGGGGTGAAGTCCGGCGAGCCCGTCAAGGTCGGCCAGATCTGCGGCGTCGCCCAGATCGACCGCGAGACCGACGGCAAGGCCACCCTGTGGCTCGACGGCTCCTACGACATCCCGGTCACCGGCGCGGTGGCCAACGTCGGCGACCCGGTCTACATCAAGACCGATCGCACCCTCACCGCCACGGCCACCGGCAACTACGTCTTCGGTGTCGCCCTCGGCACCAAGGGGACGGGCACCGGCCCACTCGAAGTAGCCCCGATCGGCTACACCACCCAGACCGCCGCTGGCGCGTAAGGAGACCACCATGGACACACTCGTCAACGAAGGGTTCCGCAAGGCACCCACCCACCAGGAGCGCGTCTTCGAAGCCGCCCGCCTGTTCAAGGCCGGCCGTTCCGGCTCCGACTACTTCCGGCAGGCCACCCTGCTCGAAGCGCTCTCCACCAGCGACTTCCCCGTCCTGCTCGGCCAGGCGTTCTCGAAGCAGGCCGTCACCTTCCAGAAGGACGCGGAGAAGGAGTTCGAGCCGCTCCTCGTCGACATCACCGTCGACGACTTCAACCGCCACAAGCTCGTCGACCTGTGGTCGGGCGACGCGTTCGAGACGGTGAAGCAGGGCGAGGAGTACAAGGGCGGCACCCTCGCCGAGACCGAGCTGGACCACGGCGCCGGGAAGCACGGCAAGTCGTACGGGCTGACCTGGGAGCTTCGGCGCAGCCGCGAGTTCTCCGCCCTCGCGAACTTCCCCCGCTTCCTCGGAAACGGCTCCGTCAAGGGCCAGAACAACGCCGTCGCGGACCTCCTCATCAAGAACAACGGCTGGAACACGGCCCTGTTCGGGGACGTGAAGACGGTCAAGTTCTCCCCCGAGGCCCTCGACGCCGCGATCAAGGAACTCGCCGTCCGCGAGAACCACCGCGGCGAGCTCGTCGACGTCTCCGACCTCGTCCTCGTGCACGGCCCCGCGCTGCGCACCGAGGTCAACCGGGTCCTTCTCGCCGCCGAGATCGAACTCGCGGTCACCGAAGGCAACAAGGTCACCAAGACGCGCCAGACGAACCCGTTCCGGAACGTCGTCACGCCCCTCGAGTCCCGCACCGTCGGTCAGCGCCTCGGCTCCGGCCAGAACACGGCGTGGGCCATCGTGCAGGGCAAGTCCTCGGACCTGCCCTCGATCATCCGCACACTCCTCTCGGGTGAGGAGACGGTCGACATCCGGGTCAAGCGCGACCAGGGTGCGTCAGTCGGCGGCGGCGACCTGCCCGTCGAGGCGGGTTCGTTCAACGACGACACCATCTGGTTCCGCGGGCGCGACGTCTACGGCATCGACAAGGGCTTCACCCCCGGCGTCTGGGCGTCCGCCGGCGCCTAGCACCACCCGCCCCCGGTGGGATGACCGCGACTGACTCGTGGCATCAATCCCAGTACGCGCCCACCGGGGGTACCCCAACACTTCCTAGGAGGCACCATGGCGATCTACTACGACCAGCCGATCGGCAAGGTACGCCTCCTCATCGCGGACCTCGACGAGTCCGCGCCCATCCTCACCGACGAGCACATCACCGGGTACCTCGACCTCAACGACAGCAGCGTGCACCGGGCCGCAGCGGACGCCCTCGACGCGATCGCGACGACCGAGTCGCTCCTGTCGAAAGCGATCCGCACCCAGGACCTCGCGACGGACGGCCCGAAGGTCGCCACGGACCTGCGGAAGCGTGCCGCGCAGCTGCGGGCGAAGGCCGACGCGGACGACGCTGCCGCGAAGGATGAGCCGTTCTTCGAAATCGTGCCGTTCGCCTCGTCCTTCCGGCCTGAGGGTGCGGAGTACCGCTGGTGAGCCCGCTCCCCGGCTACCAGGTGATGCCGCCCGGGTGGGCGGCACGGCACCGGCCCGTAGCGGCGGCGACCATGCAGTCCCCCGCCGTGTTCCGGAGGATCAGCGGCGGACCCGCCCCATACCCCGCCCCCAAGGGCTGGGACGGCAGCGAGGACATCTGGGGCACCGAAAAGACCCCGGTCCTCGTCAGGGTCCAGCAGCTCAACCGCGAAGGCACCACCAGCGCGGGCGAGCAGCCGACCAGCATCCACCAGTACCTCGTCACAGCGCCCGTCGACGGGCCGCCCATCCGCTCTGGTGAGCAAGGCGACGTCATCGACGTCGAAGGCCGATGCCTCAGCATCATCAACGAAGCGTTCGGCACCTACCTGTGGGAACGCGACTTCACCTGCGTCGACAACCTCACCCAGCAGAACCCCGACTAGAAGGACGGTGAGCGCGTGGACGGTAGCGAGATCTGGAAGCTGTCCGCCGACATCGCACGGGCCGCAGCGCAAGCCGCGCCCAGGGCCCGACTCGTCGTCGCGAAAACCGCCCGCGACATCGAAGCCGACGCGAAGCAACTCGCGCCAGTCGACACCGGGAACCTGCAAGGATCCATCGGCTCCGACATCAACGGACTCGAAGCGACCATCGGGCCCACCGCGTCCTACGGCATCTACCTCGAACTCGGCACTACCCGCATGGCCGCGCAGCCCTTCATGGGCCCCGCGGCGGACCGACGGCAAGGCCCCTTCGGGGACGCCATGGCGCGACTAGGCGAAGGGCTCCTCGGTGGCTGACCCGATCCTCCTGAAAGACGCAATCCTCGCAGCGCTCCGTGGCATCGCCGGGATCAGCGGACGCGTGTACGACGGCGGCGTCACCGGGCCCATCCCCACCGACAAAGCCGGCTTCGTCCTCCCCTACGTCGTCCTCTTCGCAGGCATCGGCGACAACCCACGCGAGACCACCGCCGAAGGTAAGACCCCCACCGGCGCACTGGTCTTCGACTTCCAGACCACCTGCGTAGGACCCGGCACCGCCCAGACCGCCGGGGTCGCAGGTGACGTACGGAAGATCCTCCTGAACCTCACCGTCGCCAAGGGCACCGTCAGGAAGAACCCCGACGGCTTCGACCAGCCCACCCCCATCCGCGGCGAAGAACTCACCCCAGTCCGGTACATGCTGCCCCTCCAATGGCGGCTCATCACCAACTAGGAGCAACCCATGGCAGAAGACGGCTTCGTCACCGCGAGACCCCCAGGCGGCGGCAAGAAACGCCGCGTCCCCCTCCACTACCTGGAGGAACCGTTCAACTACAAACTTCCCCCGAAAACACGGGGAAGGGCCACTCCGGCCAGCACCACAACCACCGTCACCGAACCGGCCCGGCCGGAGAACACAGAGGAGGTTAGCTGATGAAGGTAGCAGCTGACGGACGCAAGAAATTCACCCTACTGACCGAAGCCCCCGCGGCCCGGATCCCCACCGCCGCCGAGCTCAACGCCGGACAGGACATTTCCTGCTCCGTCCTCGACTCCGACGCGAACTTCACGAACACGGCCTCCGACCGGTTCAACGAGAAGGCCGCCTGCCAGATGGGCAACAGTCAGGCACTCGGCGCCGCGAACTACGACACGGCGCTCACGTTCCTCCGCGAGTACCTCGAGGCCGGCGGCGCGGATAAGACCGGGGACGACCTCGGCTACCAGGCCGTCCGCACCCGCGGCACGACCGTGTGGATCTACCTCCGCGAGTCCGACAAGGCCTCCACCGAGGACTGGGCCAGCGGCGACGAGATCCACCTCGGCGGCGAGCTCGTGTCCGACGCCCCGATGCGGGTGAACAACGACGGCAACATCAAGCGCCGCATCGAGTTCCTCGCGCAGAACATGGTCACCGAAGTCCCCGTCGCCGGGGTCTGACCAGCACGACCGGCGGGCGCGTGTGTCTCAGCCTCCACGCGCCCGCTGCACCACCCCTGAGGCTGCCCCGACCTATGGAGGCTGAACCCCATGACCAAGACCACCCCCGAAGAGTTCGACTTCGCTGACTGGTTCGCCGACGCGAACCTCCCCGAGCAGTCCGCCGACATCTTCACGAACGCGGCGCTTCTCGGCGAGATGGCCGACCTGCAGCGCCGCATCGACGTAGAGGTCCGCGTCCAGGACGCCGAGAAGACCGCCGCGTCGCCCACGAAGGACAGCCTCGAGGACCAGTGGGTGAACCTCGCGAAGCAGTTCGAAGCATCGAAGATCACCGTGTACGTGCGTGCCCTCAGCGGAACGGAGCGGAAGTACATCCGAGAAGCCCACGACCAGGCGATGAACGATGGCACCGAAGAGAACAGCGGGTTCATTTTCCGCGTCCTCGCCATGTCCATCGTCGGCATGAAAAAGTCCGGCGGCGAACGGAAAACCGTGGATTTATCCGTCGAGCAGGTCGAGCAGCTGTACAAGAAGATCGGCGACGCTCAGCTCGGCGCAATCCACGACGCGCAGCTCACCGCCACCAACGGGATCCCCACCCTGGACGCCGATTTTTTGCGCAAGCTCTCTGGACCCGCCGCTGGCCCGGAGTCGTAGCCGCGCTCAAGACCGCGGCTCGCTACACGCGGGCCCCGTCCGAGTACCTCGGGTACCGCGACGAGACGAAGGACCGGCTCCTCGAGTACGCGTACACCCTCTACGAGGACGGCCTCTGCGACTGCGGGTGGCCCCGCCACATCTGTCAGAACCCCGACAACGACGGCTGGTTCGACGCGAAGCGGAGGACCTGCCAGAGCAAAGCGGCCGTCGACCGGATCACCGGGGTCAAGGGCTACGAGCCGTCCCCCGGCGAGCTCCTCTACACGGAGTACACCCGCCCCGACGACAAGCCACTCAAGCCGATGCCCGTCGACGCGTGACCTGACAACTACATACCTGGAGGCACCATGGCCGAGCGTTCCGTCGTCGTCCGGCTGGCCGCCAGTGTCGGGGCATACGTGTCCGCGATGGGCCAGGCGAAGAAGGCCACGGACGACGTGGCCTCGTCTACGGAGAAAACCGGACAGAAGTCGAAGCAGGCCTCAAAGGAAGCCGCCGCTGCGGCAGCAGCAACAGCGGCGGCGCTCGGCAAAGAAGCGCAGGCAGCGCAGGACGCCGCCAAAGCCCACGACTTGCACTACAACTCAGCGGGCAAACTGGTCGACTCGAACAACAAGTTCGTCTCGTCGTCCCGGGCCGCCGAGACCGGGCTGTCAACCTACTCGAAGGCAGTAAAGGACGCAGCAGTAGCATCGGACGCTGCTGCAGCCGTAGCTGCTCGAGCAGGCGGGCCCATCAAGCAACTCGGCCGCACTCTCGACGAGGTCGCGAAGTCCGCGAAGGACAACCGGGCCGCATGGGATCAGGCCGGTGGCTCCCTCACCGCGTTTGGTGCTGTAGCAGTCGGGGCCCTGGGCTTCGCCGCCAAGGCCGCCATGGACTGGGAATCCTCCTGGGCTGGTGTCACCAAGACCATCGATGGCACGCCCGAGCAGATGGCAGAACTCGAAACCGGGATCCGCGGTCTCGCGAAGTCGCTCCCCCTCGCGCACATGGAGATCGCCGCCGTCGCTGAGGCAGCCGGGCAGCTTGGCGTCGCCCGTGAGGACGTCCTCGGATTCACGAAGACCATGATCGACCTCGGCGAGTCCACAAACCTCACCGCTGACGAAGCCGCAACGCAGATCGCCCAAATCTCGAACGTCATGGGCACCATGGGCCGCGAAGGGGCCGAAGGTGTGTCCCGTTTCGGCGCGACCCTCGTCGAACTCGGCAACAACGGCGCCTCCACGGAAGCAGACATCCTGTCCATGGCCCAGCGGATCGCCGGTGCAATGGCGACCGTAGGCGGGTCCGAAGTCGAAGTCCTCGCCCTGTCCAATGCCCTCGCGTCCATGGGCATTCGGGCCGAGCTGGGCGGTGGCGTCGCGACCCGCGTCCTCCTGGGCATGTACTCCTCCATCAAGGAGGGCGGCCCGAAGCTCGAGGCGTTCGCGAAGACCGCCGGCACCAGTGCGGCGGAGTTCGCGGCAGCGTTCGAACGGTCCCCGGTGCAGGCGCTGTCCATGGTCGCGCAGGGCCTCGGACGAGTGAAGGACGAAGGCGGCAACGTCGTCGCTTCGCTCGCCGACATGGGCATCAAGGGCACCGAGAGCACGCAGGTCATGCTCGCCCTCGCAAACTCGGGCACCCTCCTCGCCGACGGCCTCGCTCAGGGCAACCAGGCATGGTCGGAGAACACGGCACTCCTAGAGGAAGCGAACAAGCGGTACGCGACCACCGAGTCGCAGGTCCGGATCGCCTGGAACGGGATCAAGGACGCCGCGATCGACGCCGGCGCCGTGGTCCTCCCTGTCATCCAGGAGGTCTCCGAGTCGGTCGCGGACATGGCGGAGATGTGGGGGAACCTGCCCGCGCCGGTGCAGGGCGCCATCTCAGGGCTTGCTGGCGTCGTCGGCGTCGCCGCCCTCGCCGCTGGCGGGCTCCTGCTTGTCGTGCCGCGGGCGCTGGACACAGTGGACGCCTTCAAGAAGCTCTCCTCCAGCGCGCCCGGTGCTGCCACCGGCCTGTCGAAGGTTGGCAGGGCCGCTGGCGCGGCAGGCGCCCTCGCGGGCGTGACGGTCGTCCTCGCGAAGATCGCCGAAGCGAACTACATGAGCAAGATCGACACCGGTATGGGCCGGGTCGCGCTCGCCCTCACGAAGGTCGCCAACGAGAGCCCGGGTGCCTCCGCGGCCCTTGACGACCTGTTCAAGAACCGCGACGGCGACGCTCTCACCGAGAACATCACAAACCTCGAATCCGCCATCGAGCGGACCTTCAACCCGAACGCCGAGCAGCGCTTCAACGACTGGGCCCAGCCCATTGTGACCGCGGTGACAGGGGTGGAAGGGTCCGTGGCGATCCTCGAGGACTCGTGGAAGCGCGTCGACGCCGGACTGTCCGACCTCGTCAGTTCGGGCGACATCGACGGTGCAGCTGCGACGTTCAAGCGCCTCGAGGAGCAGATGCTCGCTCAGGGTGCGACGACGGAGGAAGTCTCCGCACTGTTCCCGCAGTACGCCGACGCCCTCGCAGGCGTCGCTGTCGAACAGGAGAACGCAGCTGGCGGCGCCCAGGGCACAGCTGATGCCCTCGGGCTCGCTGGTGCCGCTGCAGAGCAGGCAGCTGCGGCTTCAGACGAAATGATCGAAGCACTCGCCGAGATCGGGTTGTCCGCTGAGGGCGCGATCATCGACCTGCAGAAGTTCACGGACATGCTGTTCTCGATGGGCCTCGCAACGATGTCCAGCCGAGACGCAGCGTTCGGCTGGCAGGAGACCCTCCGCGGGATGGGTCAGGCAGTCGCCGACGTCGTGAACTCGCAGGGCGAACTCGGGTCGATCCTGAACGCGACGGGCACGGACTTCAACACCATGTCCGAGGCTGGGAAGAACGCCAACGGTGTCCTGCAAGGGATCGTGTCCGACGGACTCAAGGTCGCGGAGACGTTCTCCGGCGACCTCTCCAAGTCGACTGCGGACGTCAACCAGCAGCTCATCGCGACCTATGACGCCGGCGTGCAAAGCGCCATGGGTCTCGGCCTCGGCAAGGACCAGGCGATCGCGTTGACCCGCGAGCTGATGGGCATCCCCCCGGGCGTGGCTATCGAAACGTGGATGTCGGAAGCCGCTGAGATGCGGGCCGACACCACGGGCGAGGCCATCGGGGAGATCCCCAACAGCGTGTACGTCGAATCGGCTATGAACACGGCCGCGTTCGAAACCGCGGGCATGACGAAGAAGGCCGCCGACGACATCCCGAACAGGGAGACCATCGACTCGTGGATGTCCGATGCGGCGTTCCAGGAGGCTCTGCGCACGCGTGCGGCGTCCCTCGGGATCCCAGAGTCCGAAGCGATCGATAGTTTCATGTCGTCGGCCGCCCGCAACGAGGCCGACAACACGACGTCTCAGATCCTCAAGATCCCAGCCGGCGCGTCAGTCACGTCGTTCATGGACTCCTACGCCCGCGACATGGCGAACCAGACCAGCGCGGCGATCGCGGCGATCCCCTCCTACAAAGAGTCGAAGATCGTCGTTGTCACCGAGCGGAACGAGCGCGTCGGTGTCGGGCAAGTCGGCAGGAACGCGGACGGCGGGCGAATCCCCCGCCACGCCATCGGCGGACGCCTTCCCACCACGGGGCCGGGTACGGACATCACCGATGGGATCCTCGGCATCAACTCGAAGACCGGGGCGCCCATGTCCTGGCTCGACGGCGGTGAGCAGATCACCAGTGCACGGATGACCGAGAAGCACAGCGACTTGCTGTGGGCCATCCACCGCGACGACCCGCGCCTATCCTCCCTCCCCGCGTTCGCGTCAGGCGGGCGCGCAGGCGGCCGTGAGTACGCGACCACCGGCTACGGGGCAGCAGCCGCGTCCACACCGTCCGTGCAGCACGTCTGGCAGATCAGCGCGGAGCCCGGCCTCGCACACGAGTACGCCAGCAGCATCGCCCGGCAGGGCGAACAACAATCCCGCGACATGGCGGCGGCCTACGGAAACAGGAGGAACTGATGCCCAATCTCCTGCTCGGCATGTCCGCACCCAGCCCCAGCACTCCCGCCGACAGCGCAGACCTCAACGGGATGCGGATGCGGTGGGAGGGCTGGGACGGGTCAATCTGGGACGTGTGCGACCGCCGGTCCGGCGTGTTCCTCCTCTCCGGGCTGCGCGGCCTCGGACAGCCCACAGGGGTCAGGTTCCGCAACAGCCCGCCCGGCTTCCACGGATCACAGCACAGGGGCACCCGCTGGAACGAGCGGGAAGTGTTCTGGCCGGTGAAGACCTGGCACGAGGGCAAGGGCACCCAATTCATCGAACGGGACCGGGCGTTCTTCGACACGATGGATCCAGAGCGAGTCGGGCGCTGGGTTGTCGTCCAGCCGGACGGCGGCGAGGAACGCCACCTCGAGCTCCGCTACGACCCGGAGAAGTCCGTCGACGACGGCGTGGAGACCATCCCCTCGCTACAGGGCTGGGCACGGTACGCCCTGTACCTGATGGCGGACCAGCCGTTCTGGGTGGGCAAACCGTCGGTCAAGTCGTTCGACCCGCCCCGCCCGGAGGACCCGTTCTTCGATCCGAACGGGCCCGGCCTGTTCAACATCGGGCAGGGCTTCACGACGGCGAACGCGTCGATCGACAACCTCGGCGACGTCGAGTCCTACGGCCGCTGGTACGTCGACGGTGAGACCGCCGCCGGCGCGTGGGTCGGTGTGGGGTCGAGGACCATTGCAATTCCCTTCGCCGTTCCGGCCGGCCACTGCCTGGTCATCGAGTCGGACCCGACGAAGATCGGAGCCGTCCTCTACCAGCTCAGCCCAGCCCAGGCAGCCCTCAGCCCGGCGGACCGGATGAAACCCTCGGAGCGCGTGTTCGGCGTCGACCTCATCAACCCGGTCAACAGGTCCAAGCAGCTGGGTGCTTCCCCAGACTTCGCGCCGGTCGCAGTCGGGCGCCGCGTGAAGCTCGCCGTGAACTTCGAAGGGAACGGCGTGGTCGAACTGAACTTGCCGTCCCTCTACAAGCGAGCGTGGTGAACCCTTGAAGATCACCGTCTACGACAAGGATCGCCAGTTCGCCGCACAGGTCGGCGCACCGGTGGAACTGGTCATCACCCCGCGGGTCTTCCCCCTCATCGGGACGGCCCGCATGGTGGTGCCGCTGCAGGTGACCGGCACGGACGCGGACCGCATGGTGCACGCCGACGTCGTCGCCGCGCTCCGGGCGCCGTCCGCCCGCGTTGTCTTCGACGACGGCGACCCCGCCTCGTTGTTCACGGGTGTCGTGGACGAGGCGACGGAGACCAGCGACGGCGACACCCTCGAGGTCCTCGTCCTGTCCGACGACAGCCTCATCGGGGCGATCCTCGGCTGGCAGGTTCCGACGTCCGGGGCCACCGGGTACACGGTCGATCAGTCCGCCGCCGAGTACCGGTCGTACACGGGCAAAGCCGAAACCGTGATCAAGAACGCCGTCCGCGAGAACGGCGTCACCCGCCTCCAGATCCCCGGGCTGGTCGTCGCGCCGGACCAGCAGCGCGGCGCGACCATCCCCGGAGGAGCCACCCTGCGGATGCACCCCCTCCCGGACCGGATTTTCCCGAGCGTCACGAACGCCGGAATCGGGATCCGGATCCGGCAGATCGGGGTGCAACTCGTGTTCGACGTGTACGTGCCTCGCGTGTACCCGTACGAGCTCTCCGTAAAGGCTGGGACGCTCAAGGCCTACAAGCACACGAGGCGGCGCCCCACCATCACCCGCGTCGTCGTCGGCGGCCCAGGAGAGGGCAAGGCACGCCGGTACCGGCGCCTCGTCGACACCGGCGCCGAGACTATCTGGGGGTTCTGCGGCGAAGGCTTCGTCGACGCCCGCGACGCAAAGGACGACACCGAACCCGAGGACGTCGCAAAGACGATCGCCACAATGGACGCACGCGGCCAGGAAGCCCTCGTCGAAGCCGGGAAGGTCGACTTCCTGTCCATCACCCTCGCCGAGACCACAGCATTCCGGTACGGGACCGACGGGGTCCTCGTCGGCGACATCGTCCCAATCCGGACACCCGCCGGCGTCATCAACCAGCCCGTCACCGAAGCCGTCCGGACCGTCGTCGCACCCAACGTCATCGTGTCCGAACCAGTCATCGGCGAACGCGTCGACTCGGCAGCCGAAACCCAGAAGAACCTCGCCGCCGTCAAGGCATCCCAACGCAAGGAAGAGAGAGCCTGATGGGCATCGAATCGCACTTCTACGACACCATCCCCGGGCAGGGCATCAACGAGATCGAGTGGTCCGAGTCGGCCCGATCCCGGGGCCCCATCTACGGGGTGTCGAACCCTTCGGAGCTGCTGTGCACGGCTCACCCTTCGACCCCGTACGCGGTGAACATCAGCCCCGCCCCCTCAGGGTTCTGGGGACACGGGGTGTGGGACACATCGGACAGCACCGTCACGGTGGTGTGCACACCGCCCGCGTTGAACGCCCGTCGCTTCGACCTCATCACACCTCGCCGAGACTGGACGCCCACCGGTGGCGGGCCGACCACCATCACGAAGGTGCAGGGCACGTCATCGCGATCGATCCCCACCGGCCGCGAGACGAGCCCGGGCGAGGTCGACGACCAGCCACTGTGGCTCGTCGAGTGGCTCGGAGGTGAAACCCAGCCCCAGTCCATCACCGACCTGCGCGTATTCGGCGGCGGCGGAGGTGGACAGATCGCCATGAACAAGATGGCCCTCGAGTACCTCAAAGCACCGGGGGCGAGAGTCACGATCGACGGCACGCTCTACCAGTACGAGCCGATCGGTAATGGCGTCTGGGACTGGGTCATCCGCGACGGCATCCAGCACATGGAGTTCTGGACCGGGAGCAACGGGTTTGGCTGGGCCGGCGGCGGCCGAGCATGGGACGTCGGGCCTCTCTCCCACGACGCGAACTACGCAGTCAACGCGGGCTTCGCGGAGCAGGGCCCCCTGTCGGGGTCCATCAGAATCCTTCGGCGCGGCTACTACGAGGGCGGTTCCATCACCACCCCCCGCACCACGAACGTCGGCAACGCCGGAGTGATCCTCAGGAACGGGCGCGGCGACGTCATCACGACCGGCAACACCTCCGGATACCTCTGGGAGATCTCGACGACGTTCCCCCGCACCCTCTTCCAGGCTGGCGAGGTCATCCGCTTCGGAGCAGTATCGATCGGGTCCGGAACCGTCGACACCCGCGTCCGCATCGACAAAGTCGGATAGAGGCACCCATGTCGCGGTCCGATCTCATCAGCGAGCAGTACATGTCCCGACGCGCAAGGTTCTACCTGCTCGTCGCCGCTGGCCGCCACCTCATCATCGGCCTGCTCTGCGTCCTCGACCCAGGGTCCTTCACCTCCGGCTCCTACCAAGGCATCATCGACGCCGTAGCCGGCATCTCACTCGGAGCCGGGATCGTCTTCTGGGGCTACCTGTTCCTCATCACCGGAGCAGCATGCCTCATCGCCGCGGTAGTCGGGAGGGAAGCCGCAGCACGCGCCGGACTCCTGTTCTCCGTCGTCACCACAGCATGCTGGGCCGGAGGATTCTTCGCCTCCATCTACGGCGGAACCTCCGCAGGTTACACGGGCGCCGTCATCTGGACAGCGGTCTTCCTCAAAGACGCGACCATGCTCCGCCAGCCACTGCGCAACCCATTCGAACCACTGATCCAGAAGGTGACGGCCGATCTGACACGGCGCGACAAGTAGGGGACACACATGCAGATCGACATCGCCGCCCTCATCGTGTCCCTGACGGGTCTCGCCGCACTGGTCTGGAGCATCATCCAGGCCAGGCGCGGACGTAAGGACACCATCGCGCAGCAGAAAGCCGCCAACGAACTCGCCACCCGCGAGCAGTCATGGGAGGAGCTGACTGAAGGCAAACGGATCGCCGAGGAGGACCTTCGCACCGAGCGCACCACGACCCGGGACCTCCGCCGCGAGAACGACGGGCTCTACCGCGACATCCGTACCCGCGATGAACTCATCGCGAAGCACCGCGTCTGGGACATCGACGCACGGCACCGGTTGAAAGACACCGACATCGGCGAGCCTCCTCGCCTCTACCCACACTGAGCCCCGCCAATCGGACAGGGCTTTTCCGCACCCTGCGAAAGGGACCCGAATGAACGTATTCAGTAGACACCCGGTGGATAACCCGGTCATCACCCAACCGTGGGGAGCGAACAAGACGGGCGGCGTCGGGGCGGACCCGAACGGCACTGCCGTCCAGCAGCTCGTATTCAACTACGGCAACTACCAGCCGATGGGCCACGACGGCATCGACTACGGATGCCCGATCGGAACCCCCGTCTATGCGCCAGGGGACGCCGTCGTCGACTACGCCGGGTGGGGCGAGAACATGCCCGAATGGGTGGCCCTGAAATACGGGTTCATTTACGGGCCGGGCGGGTGGCCCTCGGGAATCGTCACGTGCCTCGACCACGGACCGATCGGGTCGTACATGGCCCACAAGCAGGAGTCCTACATGGACGCCCGGGTGGGCCAGCGCATTACAGCAGGCACGCTCGTCGGCCTATCGGGGAACACCGGCCGGTCAGGTGGACCCCACGTCCACTTCTCCGCCATCCGCTTCCCCGTGAACTACTCCGACCCGCTCTACTCGCGGGTCAACCCACTCGACCACTTCTCCGTGGTTACGAACACACCCATTAGGCCCGGCAGCACGGGCGCAGCAGCAACGGAAGAGGACGACATGGCTCTCACGAACGAAGACATCGACAAGATCGCCGACCGGGTCCTGACTAAGGTCGTCGTCGACAACAAGGGGAAGGGCCAGAACAGTCTTGCGTGGGTGCTGACATCGCAGCGGGCCTCCCGCGACGAGGACCGCCGACTGCTGGCGGACTCCATCAAAGGCGCCGTGGCAACCATCGTCGCCGCGATCAAGGGGGCCAAGTGAACGACTTCGCACCCTACGCCAAGTTCATCGTCGCGATCCTCGGATCCGGTACGACCGCGGCCCTCGGCCTGATCGGCCCAGGAACGGACCTGTTCGTCGTCCTCACCGTGCTGTCCGCGATGCTCACCGCCGCCGGCGTCTACGTCATCCCCAACGGCACAGGGAAACGTCGAGCCGAATAGCACCACTCCTGCACCACCCCGGACCTCCTAGTGGGGTCCTTTTCTATGCCCAACCCCACTAGGAGGCCGCCGTGCCGGACATCTACTACCCGGGCATCGCAGCTGGCGACGCCGCTTCGGTCGGCCCGGACGGCGTCGTCAGCGCCATCGTCACTTCGAACACCACGTACCAGGTGTTCGAGGAGAACGACACGACGTTCAGCAACCCACTGACGATCAAAACGCCGTCCGGACTCACCCGCCTGGATGTTCCGGTCGGGGCGCTGCCGATCTTCCCCGACGTGTACGTCGTCTCCGAGAACTTCCACCACATCTGGAAGTCCGGGAACCTGAGCTTCCGCCGCGACTCCAACGACGCGAAGGACGCCGCGGTCATCGCCGCCCGAGACGACGCCGAGCTGGCCCGCATCGCAGCTGAGATTTCCGCTGACGCAGCCGAAGAGGCGAAGCAATTCGCGCAGGGCCCAACGGACGAGCAGGTAGACGAGGCCTTCAAGCGTGCGTCACGCCCGTCGAACCTCGCACTCGCCCCAGACGGGGTCCCCTACATACTCCTCGGCGCCAACGACATCACCGTCTACCAGGGCACCGACGGCAACTACTACTTCACCGGATAGGAGCCACATGGCCCTCCCCCAGGACGACCCGGTCATCCGACTCCTCACCGAGCAGAACGCGGCCGACATCTACGCACCCCTCGACGCGGTGGAAGGGATGGTCGTCGATGCAATCGCCTCAGACGCCGCACCTGTGCAAGCAGCAACGAACGCCGTAAACACAGTTCTTGCCGGGGTCGACGTCGTGAAGGGCTCTGACGCACGGGCGCTTCGAGATGTGCGCAGCACTCAGTACGCCTTGCCGTTCACCGACGAGGCAGGCTATATCGCCGGCGGCGTCAAGCCGGATGGCGCTTTCAACTTCGAGAAGCCGCCGACTGTTCTCGGGGTGGCGGGAACAGTCGCCCAGCCTGTCAGCGCCCCTGGCTGGGCTGAGGTTCACGTTGATCAGGACGGATACATTTCTCACGGGGTCAGGTCCGATGGGACGTTCGTGGCCTATAAGACCGCCGCGGCGTCGAGCCTTGACGCCGCAAACGACATGCTCGGTTACACGCGCTCGGCCAAGACCCGTATCGCGACCTTGGGCGACTCCTTGACCGCTGGCTATGACGGGGTCTCCGGTAACTGGTCCACGGGCCAGTCGTGGCCAGCCCAACTCCAAACTCTCGTGCCCGCGGGCGTCGAGGTTTTCAACCGGGCCGTCGCTGGCTGGACTGCCGATGAGATAGCCATCAATCTGGGGGGTCTCCCCTTTGAGGTTGCAGTCGTGGGCGGGACAATCCCTGCGTCGGGTCCGGTGAATCTGACGACTAGCCAGATAATTGGCTGGACCGGTGCGAACAACATCCGATCCTTCCACGGTTCCCTCGCTGGTATCTCCGGGGTGATCCGAAAGAATGAGGGCAACGCGCTCATCTTCACCAGGAACAGTGCGGGGGCGGCGACACCCGTCGACGGGCCGCTCCGCTTCGCCGCGAACTGGGACCTGCACCGGACCGACACCCTCATCATCTTCATCGGGCGCAATGACGTCTCTAATAACGTCATCGGCGCCGACTCGAGCGTCGTCACTCACGTCGTCGCCTCCACACAGAGGCTCGTGAACTACCTGACGGTCGATCTCAAACAAGTCATCTTGGTCGGGACAATCACAACGACAACCGAAACTCGCGGGACCGCCGGGCACGCGACCGTGACGAGTATCAACGCCGCCCTCGCGGCGAAGTACGGCCCACGCTTCGTGGACGTCCGCCGGTACCTCATCGACAGGTGCATCTACGACCAGGGCATCACTCCTACATCGGACGATCTTGCAGCCATGGCGGCGGACACTTTGCCGCCGTCCATCATGGCCGACGGGACGCACTACACCAAAGCCTCAGCCGCACTTCTGGCGTCAAAGGTCTTCTACCCATACCTGCAATCGAGAGGCTGGATCCCGCAGTGACCGCTCGCGCCATCATCGCCCCGGTGTCCTTCGGCGACACCACCCTCCCGAAGATCGAACTTGCGTACGTACGGCCTGTCGCTGGTGCAGTGAACGACTGGGCTGCGGACATCCTGCCGGTCGGTTTGCTCGCGTCCTGGCCCGATCTTGTCAGCGGTTTGGTACTTCCGTCTCGCTCCGCCGCTGGCAACATGCCATCTGTCGTGACTGATGGCGGCCGGCGGATCGTCCGGTTCGACGGTGTCGCGAACTGGATGCAACTCGCCTACGCGAAACCTCAACCAATGACAACGGTCATCGTCGCGAGGATGAACGAACTGAAGGCTGGCAACACCGTCCTCGCCGGAGGCGTGCACGTCCGCACCGACGGCACCAACACGAAAATGGAAGTCACGGCCGGGACAGCACTCGGCACCTCGGCGGCCGCAGTCAACACCAACTGGCGGATCTACATCGTCGTCAACAACGGTGCAAATTCCAGCATCAGCGTCGACGGAGTCGAAGTAGCCGGCAATGCGGGCACCAGCTCGAGGACGTTCATCAACCTCGGGATCAACAGCGCCGCCAGCGTCTTCAACAGGACGGACTACACGCGCCTCGCGTTCCTGCCCTACGCCGCCACCACCGCCGAACGTGCTTCGATCCTCGCCCAGATGAAAGCCCAGTACGGCCTCTGACCCAGCCACGCGAAGGGGAGTCACCAGCGACGGTGGCTCCCCTTTCCCATGCCCGTAGGAGGGTGCAATGCCGGAAACCCCAGCTACACGGGTACTCACGGAGGCGAACGCCGTCGAACTGTTCAAGGACCTGTTCAACGACATCACGGGCGCCCCGTTCAACGTGGTCTTCGATGCCCTCATCTGGACGCCCGAGATCATCGAGCAAAACACGATCGGGCTCCGCCTGGCCGGGCAGACCCCCGGCTTCCACCAAGCCCCAGCAGGGTTCTGCAGGTACAAAGGTGAGGTAGAGATCCATACGAAGACGTTCCTCGAGGGCCGGGGGCGGGAAGCCACGCAGTTCCACCACGCGGCCGGCCTCGGGTGGGACGCCCGCGGATTCGTCTTCCCCCCTGGCACCCACGACGCAGGGCTTCGCCATCTAACCGTCGACGGCCGCTACTTCGAGCGAGACACCACCATCGGCACCGCCCCCGGCACGCAGCCCGCCGGCGGGATCTACGGCACCAACGTGTCCGTCGTGAACTCCCGGCACATCTACCTCGAGCACGTGCGCTCCATCAACGCCGTCCAGCACTGCTTCGACTTCACCACCCCGTACTACGGGAACGCCGGCGACGGCGCGATCATCCCGGACCCCTCCGAATTCATCTACGCCACCGACTGCTACGCCGATAAGTACGGCGACGACGGCTTCACCTCCCACGGATCCGGACACATCTGGTACACCCGCTGCCACGCCAACGGAACCCGCTACGCGCTGGAACGCTCCTACGTGAACTCCAACGGCTTCGAAGCCGACGACTACTCCTACGACGTCAACCACACCGACTGCTACTCCACAGGCAACGCTCACGGCTTCGAAGCGAAGGCCCACGGCACCATGAGCGCCGCACGAGACGTCACCTACATCGGATGCCATGCCGAGCGGAACGAATGCAACTGGTCGCAGCGACACATCGGCCATCACGTGAACTACCCCGGCAACCCTGCCGTACGATCGCTGACCGCTGAGAACATCCAGATGATCGGTTGTAAGTCCACGCACCCTCGCCGGGTGTTCTTCGGCGGTGTCGAGAACCCCGACCAGGACGTCCCAGACGACCAGACGCCACCCGGGAGCCAGTACCACCACTGGGTTGTCGGCGCATATCACGGGGTCACAAACACCAACTTCACGATGCGCAGCGACCCGAACTACAACTACGCCGGCAGCTCCGCGGTACTCATCCACTTCCTCGCCGGAGAAGTCGTCCTCGACGGCTACCGCATCCAAGGCCACACCACCGGCACCTGGGACATCCACTGCACCGGGGGGGATCAGCCCGCCGAGAACGTCACCATCCTCGGCGGCACCCATAAGGACTCAGCACCCGGCGGCATCTCCTGCGGAGGATCCTCCAACGCATCCATCCAGCACATCCGGCTCTCACGCAACGTGCCGGGTTCGCCGAACAAGACAGCGTGCCGCGCCTTCGGAAACAAGACCATCCGCGACGTGAAGATCGACCCCGCCACCCCGTACCAGTACAACTTCGACATCAGCCAGACGTTCTACAGCCAGTACGAGAGCCCCCTGGTGACAAACGTGGCCTACAACCCGCAGCCCGTCTTCGCCTAGTCACAGAAAAGCCCCGCACTCCAACCGGAGTGCGGGGCTTTCTACGTTCAGCATTCAATTACTGACGGTCACCGTGTGTTTTGGTTCGTCGAATTCGTGCCCTGCTGCGGCCGCAACGATGTCTCCCTCATCGCGGGCGTGCGCCTGAAAGCTGCAGGAGTCGCAGGTGAGAAGCTTCGAGCCTCGTGGCACGGGTGCCGGCTCTTCGGGGCTGAGCATGGGCTCGATCTCCTCGGTCAGGTCAAAGCTGTTCTGGGTGTGCTTCCGTACCCAGTGGACGTTACTGCGTCGCACAGTGGCCGGCGACCCGGCGGCCAGTGAATGGGGAGGTATCGGGCCTCCTCGCATCACCATGCTCCGAGCACCGATGATGCTGCCAGTGCCGATGTGCGACCCGGGCATGATGAACGTCTCCTGCCCGATCCACACATGATCCTCGATGACCACGGGGCGGGAAGGGTTGATGCGCTGCCCTGTGACGCCGTCGTAGATCGGGTGGGAGTCGTCGCCCTTGATGCGAACGTGGTTGGCGATGAGGATGTCGTCACCGATGGTGATGCTCTGGCCCTCAGCGGTATTCACCTGCAGGTCGATACCGCAGTAGATGTTGTATCCGAATGAGACGCTGCAGCCGAGGCCTAAAGACGTGCGGCCCCGGTAGAAACCCTTGTCAGCCAGGGATGCAATCGAGTCGTCACGTTGGAAAGCGATCTGCCCATACATGCGCACGTTCTCCCCGAAGACGAGCTTGCAGTTCGAGCCCCTGAACTCCACGATGCTGTAGCCGTTCGTTCTCGGGGTTCCCTCGATGACGTTCCCGTTGTCGTCCGAATAGGGCTTGATATCTGCTCCGCGCAGCAGGACAGGCGTGATTTCGTTCATGAGTGTGCGTTCCTTCGTCGAGACCTTCGCCAATGGTGTCATAGCAGGGTGCGAGGACGTTGGACCGTCACCGCGGGCGCTTAGGGTCACACCCATGGAACGCGCACCCCGCCCAGGCTGGCACGGCATCCCACCCTCGAGGGACAGGTACGTGCCACCGATCAGCTTGCCGGGACCCACATCCGGAATCACCGAGACTACTGACAAAGCACCGCCGATCTGGATTGACCTCGTGTACGCGGACGGGCAGAAGCAGACAGTGAGAGGCTTCGCGATGGCGTGGACCAACAGCATGGTCCGCGTGCAGTGGGTCGAATACAGCGTGGCACGTGAAGTGTGGGTTGACGCCGGCGTGGTGAAGCGCCGCCAGCTCGAGGAGCGGAAGCGGAACCGCGACGGCTGATCAGGCTGGGGTGACCGCGTTCCTCCACACCCAACCCTCTCGCCACGCGTCGACGTGCTGCTCGTAGAAGCGAATCTTCACGGCGGTTCTGGTCCACGCTGTTGCCATGGCTTGCATCCGCACGGCCTGCGTTGGGTAGCGCACCCACGCATACACGCGGCGCGGCTGGTCAAAGTTCTTCGGAGGGTTCTGTCGAAGCTGCAGCTCGGCTGCGGTGAGGAGCATGGGTTCCTCGCGCATCACCCATTCCCCGATCCGCTCGTCCATCAAGCGGCCGTAGTGCTCGGCGTACCGCTTGTTCTGGCCCATTTGATGCAGGGTAGGAGCCGCCGGTGACCTTATGATCGGCTCATGACTGCTCAGCCCCGTTTCATGACCCTCACCGATGCTGCGGAGGAGTTGGCGGTGAGTCAGTCTCAGATGTACGCGCTCGTGAAGTCTGGCGACCTGCAAGCGATTCAGGTTGGCGGCCGCGGGCAATGGCGGGTAGAGCGGGTGAAGCTCGAGGAGTACATTGCCCGCATGTACGAGCAGGCGGAAAAGCAGCGTGGGAAGCTCAAGCTGGAAGACCTCCCCGCCGAATAGCCTTTGGCCCGGCTAGGCGCCGGCGATGGCTCGTTGAGCGCTCACTGCTGTGGACTCAAGCGCCTCGGGTAGCAGGTGGCTGTAGAGGTCGGTCGTTGTGGTCGTGGACTCGTGTCCCAGCCGCCGGGACAGCTTGAAGATGTCGGTGCCGGCGTTCAGCATCCACGACGCATGGGTGTGGCGGAGATCGTGCAGGCGTGGCTTCTTCTCCAGCCCGTGCGCCTGCGCGGCGACGATCGCCGGGTACCAGGCTCGCCGATAGACGGTCCCGTTGCGCATGACCTTCCCCGTCGGCGACGTGAACACCTCGCCCTTGGTGAGCTTCGCCCGCTTCACGAGCGACGACACCACGGCGACAGTGTCCGGCGCCAGGGCGACCGTCCTCCGGGACCTGCGGGTCTTCGGCGGGCCCACGTAGTACCCGCCCGCCCCGTCCTGCTTCCACGCCTTCGAGATACGCACGGACGGCGTCGCGCCGTCGAGGTCGAAGTCCGACGCAACGAGTGCCGTCGCCTCCCCCATGCGTAGCCCTGTTGCCACGAGGAACCGGAACAGGGGCACATAGTGGGGGTGTGCGAAGCGCATGAGAAGCCGGAACTCCTCGTGCGTGAGGAACGTGACCGGCTCGACGATGTGGTCGCCCTTCGGCAGGTTGACCCCCTTACACGGGTTGTCGGGTCGCAGCTTCAACCGCACCGCGGTGGACAGACCGGCGGACAGGAGCCCGTGCACATTCGCGATGGTCTTCGCGGACTTCCCCTGCGCCTGCATCCACTTGATCCAGGCGACGACGTCGTCGTACTCGATCGCGTCTACTGGGCGGCCACCGAGTGGCCCGTTGAGGTAGAGGCGAAGGTACGTTCGGTACTTGCTCTCCGTGCCGAGGCTGATGTTCGTGAGCGACCCGACGTGCTTCTCGATCGTCGAGGTGACAGTCGGGGCGAGGGACTTCTGCTCGAGGATGAGCCTTTGGGCGATGTCGAAGGACTGCCCGTTGGCGTCGAGGAGTCTCTTGAGAGTGAGCGCGTGGTCGCGGTCCTCTGTGGCGATGGAGTCCTGCTTGCGTGTGAGCGGGTCCCGCCATCGGACGGTGTAGCTGATGTCCCCATTCCGCAGGGGCCGCTCGACGATGTGTGCCAT